TGCAGCTACTGGTGGAACTGCTGTAGATTTAGGAACGTATCTTACTAGTCATCAGTCTCTTAATGGGTATGCTACGCAATCTTGGGTTAAAAGTCAAGGTTATCTTACTAGTCATCAAGATGTTAGTGTTCTTACTATGGCTAATAATAGATGTTATGATTCTGGTCAATGGGCTATAAATATGAGAAATTCCGATATTATTGGAGTTAATAGCATTTATACTAATGATGTATCTGAGACCCCTATTGAAGCTATTCTATTTTTTAGAAGTAACGGTAACTATGATGGTATTCGTGCAGTAAATGGAGTATTATATTTTAGCAATAATGTAGTTAGAACTACTACTAGTAAATATGATGCTGAATATGAAGTTTATCATAAAGGTAATCTTACTAAACTTAGTCAACTTACTAATGACAAGAACTTTGTTACTGGTTCTGTAAGTGGTCAAACTATTACTATCAATGGTGTTTCTACTACTTGGCAAAATACTTGGAGAGGAATTACTGATAGTTATAGTGGAACTTCTACTGGTACTAGTCTTAGTCAAAAAGGTGCAAATAGTTTATATAATGCTTTGCATAATGGTTATGCTAGTAGTGCAGGAAATGCAGACACTGTAGATGGTTATCATGAAAGTTCATTTCTTAGATATAGAGGTGATTATGGAAATGCATCTGTAACTAAGGATGGAGTTGGAGTTTATGGTTGGGCTTATACTAATGAGGGACATAATAATTTTCATGAAAGCTATGGTGATATAATTAATATACAAGGTTATTCTACTTGGAGAACTAGATTTGATATAGGAATTAGTGGAAGAATTAGAATAATGCATGGTATAAATACTACTACTGCAACTCAGGTTGGTTATCTTGCTTATTTACATGATAATGTAGCTTCTGCAACTAAACTCAGAACTCCTAGAACTATTTGGGGTCAAAGTTTTGATGGAACTGGGAATGTTGATGGAACATTAACTATAACTAATAGTGGTTCAGATGATCCTCATATTATATCTACAGTAAGTAAAAGGTTTCATATTGTATCTAAATATAAACTTGTTTTATATGCAGGAGAATATAATAGTAGTCAAAACGATGCTATAAATATATTATCAAATCATAATGTAGGTATTGGAGTAGACCCTTCTTATAAACTACATGTTAAAGGTGATATATATTCATCTGCTACTATTAGAACTGCTGCTCAAAATCAAGCTATAATGTTAACTAACGATGCCAGTCCTGCTTGGATTAGTGCTCTTGAAGGTCAAGTAATATTCAATACTGGTAAGGCTATTCGTTTTGGTGAAACTGCTTGGGATTGGAATCAATGGGCAGGACTTAGATATAATCATAGTAATAAAACTATTTATCTTGGTATAGCTGATGGTTCTGCGTTTAATGCTAATAGTGCACAAAGTAATGGTACACTTAGACTTGCAGGTATTACAACTATAACTCCTGATAGTGGAGCTAGAATTGGAGGTAGTGGTGGTGATTTATATTTAGGTAATGCTAATAATAGTAGTTGGGTGAAAGTTCAAGATATATGTAGTCAAAATGATTTTAATTATTGGTGTATATATCAAAACGGTGATGCTCATTTTAATAATATTGTTTCAACTGGTATTACTATCAATGACACTGCTACTATCGGTGGTAATTTATCAGTTACTGGATTAATATCTAATAAAGGTATACTACCTACAAATTATGAAGTTAATAATAAAGGAGCTGATTGTTATGTTTCAGCTGATGCTTTATGTTCTGGAATTACTGCTATTACTGATAGTATACCAGTCAATAATCTTTCTATAGTTTATAGTAATGATAACGGTAACAGTTGGGTTAATTATAATATATCAAATGATGCTAAATTTAAGGCGTATGCGAATGTTGCAGGTGTTTATAGTTTATGCTTAGGTGGCAATGTTATTACTGGTAATACTGATGCTGAAAAGTTAGCTCAAATAAAAAAGAACGAATTAATGTTTTTGTTTGAAATTCCTAACTCTTGTTATTCTCAAGTATATTTTGCTTGTGTTGATATGGGAAAAGGTGTTGGTGTTACTTGTACTGTAGAATATTTAAATAGTAAAGGTGTTATAGTCAATACTTATATTAAATATATGACCGGATGGAACCAATTTAATTATATAAATCTATCTAGAGGTAACGAAGGTTTTCCTGTAGGAAATGATGATAGAAGATATATTCGTTTTAGATTTAAACATGACCAAAATACTACTGCATTACGAAATGCTGAAATAAATAAAATACGAATATTTGCTTTTACTAAATATTCATTTCCTACTGATAGATTTATGGGTCATACAGGTCATATATATAACTTTGATTATAATATGAATACTTACTTCCCTAATAGCATTCTTGCTAAAGGTGGAGTTACAGCTTATCAATCTTCTGACATTCGTCTTAAAACTAACATTGCTAAACTTAATTGTTTAAATGTTATTAAAAGTATTGGAGGTACGTATGAATTTGATTATATTCGTGACCACAAACATAGTATTGGTTTTATTGCTCAAAATGTAAATAATCCATTGCTTAAAGATATAGTTGCTAAAGATGATAATGGTTATCTAAAGATTAACTATTGGAATCCTAAACTTATTAGTCTTGCTTTTGGTGCTTTAACTGAAATAGATGATGAAGTTGATAAACTTAAAGCTAGAGTTAGAGAATTAGAAAATGAAGTTGAATATTTAAAAAATAAAGATTATGCCTTACAATAGTGATAGTGGAATTATTAGTGCTCCTGTTAGCATTGATGATGTTAAACAAGCTCTTGGAGAGAGTAGCAACGACCTTGCTACTCTTTGTAAGAGTGTGAATTTAAATCCTTATTCTAAATATAAACCTGTCAATCTTTATAATAAACCTTTTGTTACAGATACTTTAAATTCAGATAAACAAAGTTGGAGTTCTTCAAGTAGAGGTTGGTGGTTAGGTAATAGTAGTTTAAATGACCAAGTATACACTATTAATATAGTAAGTTCGTTTGAAGAATTAAGTATTAAAGGTGTATGGAATTGTAATATGCCTTTTGGAACCAATCAATCTCCATATAGACTTAGTGATTTCATTGGTTATAATACTGAAGATTATAGTTATCAAGACCCTATACGTTTTTCTACTGGTATACGAGATACTATATATTTAGACCAAACTTATTATTTAAGATTTTATTTTGGATATGAACCTATAAATTCAAAGAATACTATATCTTTTGAAGATATACTAGCTTTATTATCTGCTTTTAATGAAGAATGGTATCCTGCTGTATGTATATATAATAAAACCAAAAAACGTATGAAATATCTTTCAGGTACTGTTCCTATAAATAATGCTTCTGTTAGTTATAATGATGAAATACCTGATAGTGAGTTTATTGTTAATTTTAAAAATCAATCCATTAGTAGTAATAATGGTAGTAGTAGTTTAGGTTTTAAAAGTGAAGTTAATGATGAAATTTATATAGCAGGACTATTATGTCCTGTTGGTGGAGTTGATGATGATTATTTTTATACATCTGTAACACCTTGCTATATAAATAATGATGTTACTGGACAAACTATAGATATTTCTGGTTTTCTATTTAATAAAGTTGTTATAAGTACTAAAGAAAAACCTACATACTATACTACAGTAGAAGTAAAAGTTACTAATTTTACTGTTAATACATATTATGGAGGATATTATTATATAGATGATAATAATGGATATATTTTATCAGCAGATAAATATATAGAATTTAGTTTTACGTTAGATTTTGGTACTACTTCATTAGTAAATTTACGAGCTAATATAAGTTCATTTGGTCAAACTGAACTAGATAATTTGTCAGTACCTGTAGCAACTAATATAAATACTTATGCTCCAAAACGTTATTTAAAAGTAAGTACAGAAAATGTAATATTAACTGCTTATGCTACAAAAGAAGATGCAGAAAAAGAATATGGTGGGTTTACTACAACACAGATACCTATTATAAATAAGATAGAAGACTATCCTCAATATAAAATTAATAATTGGAATATAGTTTTAAATTTACATTCTGATAGAAGAGCACATGATAGTTATTATGAAGAATTTGATTTTAAATTTGTTGGAGAAGTTAGTGGAATACATAGCTTACCAATATATCAATCTTAATTATAATAATATCAAGAATGGCAATGTTGCTACTGTTAGTACTGCTGTTAATGATTTCATTAAAGAACTAGAGAAAAATCCTTCTCTTGTAAGTACTGCAAATACTAGTGAAATTTAAGTAGTTACTTTGCAAATATATTAAAATATATTATTATATATATAACGTAGTTATATAATAATATATTATTAATATATTTGCACTACAAATTAAACATCAAAAATAATAAAGCTATTATGATTAAAGTAAAACAAAGTAATGCTGTTAGTGCATATAATGTACTCAAGCAAATTAAGACTAAAGAACTTCCTGCTGAAGTAGCTATTGCTATTTGGAAGAATGTAAAAGTGTTGAAACCTATTGCAACTTCTTATGAAGAAGCTATTAAAGATTCTAAAGAGTCTCTTAAAGGTAGTAATGATGAAGAAATGTCTAAACTTCTTGCTGAACTCCAAAAGAAAGAAACTGATGAAGCTGCTGGCAAATATACTTTTACTCGTACTGATAATGAGAATCGTGTTAAAGTAACTGAGTATTATTCTAATGGTCAAAATAAACTTAATGCTTTTATTAAAGAACTTGATAATAAAGAAGTAGAAGTAGAACATACTACTATTAAAGAGGACGATTTAATTAAAGCTCTTATTGGTACTGATTTTAATATTGGTGTTATTGAACTTATTGATTTTTTATTTGAAGATGCTACTAAAGCAGATGATAAAAGAAAATAAGTAAAACATCAAACCCGCCCCGTAGAAGATGTAATTGGTAGAACTTTTACTAATCATACCTTTTACGGGGCGGCTTTCATATTAATAATTTAACTACTACTGATATGGCTTCTATTGCTCAGCTTACTAGTGAAATTTTACATGGTGTAGGTCAGCCTAATAATCATACTCTACGTGAAAGAGTTCGTAATGCTATAATTCATACTCGTAATGAACTTATACGTAGAAGTTATGAAAACCATGCTTATGTTGATAAGATTCATACTCAACGTTTTAAAGTTTCACTTATTACAGTTAATGATGGTGATGTAGAACTACCTGAAGATTATGAAGGAGTTCCACTTGATAAAATTAAAAGAACTCTAGATAAAGTTCCAAGACCTATTAGACTTACTAATAATCTTCCTTTTGATAGAGTTAGTTCTGTAGGTTATAAAACTAATAGAGAGTTTCCTTATATTAAAGAAACTACTGCTAGATTTAAAAGAAGTGTTCCTGGACTTTGTGGTGCTATTAGTTATGATTATATTAATGAATATCTTTATCTATTTCCAGCTAGTAAAGACAGAATTGTTCCAGTAGATGCTATTATTATAGAATCTGCTTTTGAACATCCTAATCAAATTCTAGATATTAATGGAGACCTTACTGTTGAGAATCATCTTTATGATGACAACGAGTGGTTACTTAGTGAAGATATGATTGGTCAAATTAAAGAAATAATATATAAAAGGGAACTATTAAATCAACATCAAGAAACAGATGAAGTTCCTAATACTATAAAATATAATTAGTGTATGACTGCTGTAAGACTTAATCCAATAAATATGAGTAAGTATCATCAAGATATGAAAGATGCTTTTACTCTAGAACTTGAAAGAGCTAGACTTTCTTATGATGAACTAGCTGATAACATAGTTGAAAAACGTTCTAAGATTGTTCCTTATGTTGATAGTTTTGCTCTTCCTGTAATTGACTATCCAGAGTTTCAACAGAATAAATATATAAATGGTCGTCTTGAAAATGCTGCAAAAGGTATGTATGAAGATAAACGTAATGACCTTGAACATAAACATCTATGTTTTAGACTTGTTGCTTATGCTGTTGATTTGCGAAAGATGAGTGAGTTAGAACAAAAAATTAAACTTTATGAGAAATGTATTGCTCTAAACTATGCTGAATATAGAAATATAATTGGTATATTTTATAATAAAGTACATGATGTTCTTATTCTTAAAGCTCATGGTTATCGTCTTGAAGGTAAACTAGGTTATATTTGCATTAATAGAGTTCTTAACACTGGTTGTAAGATTTGTGATTTTGTTGCAACTAATAAATATAAGAAAGAACTTGAAGCTAAAGGCATTAGAATTTGGAATAGAGAAGAAGCTGAATTTGCTAAAGCTAATGGTTTAGAATATGATGCAGTTGACCCTAGGATTTATAAAGCTGATGAAAGTTGGTATGAACTTGCTCTTTGTAATTGTACTCTTCATAGAGCTTATGGTTATAAACTAAGCATGATTGATTATCGTTCTGTAAAAGTCAGACAATATACTAATGAAGGTTTAATTAAACTTACTGGTGGTGACAAAGAAAAGATATGTCATTTACCTGTATCTCTAAAGATTAAACTAACTCTGTGTTTACAAATAGATAAATTAATGTATACTAAATTTGTTAGAAATGAAAATCAAACGAAATGTGGATTTGAAACGCATCATTGGTAAAGTTGATAACGACTTTAATCTTAGTGAAAGTGATTGGATTCCTCGTGCTGCCGCTTGGATAATTGATGCACTTAGTCAAATGAAATGTCTTCCTATGGCTAAGAAAACTAGAAGACTTCAAATAGTTAATCGTATAGGTATATTTCCTTGTCAGTTAAATGCTACTGATATTAAAGTATTTGATGATTATGGTTGTGAAATAAAACAACTTGAAGCTAATAATAGTTGTTGTAATTCAGGATTTGGTTCTAAAACTAATGTAGAACCTAGTCCTGAAATTGCTGTTATAGATGACACCAATAAAACTGGTCGTAATTTTATGAAGGTTGCAACTATTAGAAGAGCTGATGATAGTCGTAATTTTGTAATAACTAATAATGGTCATATTGAACTTAACTTTGATACTGATTGGATAAATGTTCAAAGTTTTGAACCTATGACATATTATGATGATTATTATGATTGTGAAGTTCCAATGGTTTATGATAATGGTATTCTATTAGAAGCTATAAGTTTTTATATTCTATATAAATATCTTAGTCGTGGTAGTCATCATCCAGTATATGATTTAAAGAGTAGTAGTCCTGTTACTAATCCTTATATTCAATGGAAAGAATTAAAGAGTAAAGCTATTGCTTCTGTTCGTAATGATTTATATAATGCTGATGGTTGGAGAAACTTCTTCTACAACTCAACATTTGACCCAAGAAGATAACAATTATGAATATAGTAAAAGAACTCAATTTGAATAAAACTCCAAACGTTGTTCCTAATGGAAGTTTGGTGTTTGCTAAGAACATTAAAGTTAGTCCTGATAATTCGTATATTACAAATGAAGAAGGATTAACTTATGCTTTTAGTACTCCAGTTGAAGGTAAGATAGTAGGTATAATTCCTTGTATGAAAGAAATTGTAATACTTAGTTACCTTGAAGCTGATACCGGTGAACATAGTTCTCATATTTATCGTTGTACGGAAAATGAAGTTACTGGTCTTCTAGATTTAAATGAAGTAGGTAATGCTTGGACTTATAGCGGTGGTAAAATTGTAGGTACTTATACTTATAATGTAAATGGCGAACTTATTATAGCTATTGGAGAATATGATATTGTTAAAGTTGAAGAAGTTGCTGGTAGAGATGACGATGTTATTAATCCTGGTGATGAAGATGATAATGACAATAAAGTAAACGCTCAAAAAATAACTAAAGAATATATTCCTTTAAAGACTATAAATCTAAATAGAGCTAATGCTAGTGATAACCCTGAAGTATATTCAGTTTGTGCTAACATTCCAATAGCTAATGTAAGTCTTGAAGAAAGAGTTCCTGGTAATAGTATGCCTAATGGTATATATCAATTTTTTATCCGTTATGAGATAGATAAAGATTACTATACTAATTGGATGCCTTTAGGCGGTTCTTATCATGCTCTTAATATAGAGAATAAAACTGTAATTAATCATATATATGATGTTACTGGTGGTTCTAATTTAGCTTTAACTCGTTGTGTAGCTGCATACAATAACGATAATAAAGATTGTAATTATAATTTTAAGTTTCGTATAAAGTTTGATGATACTTATAATTATAAAGCTTATCAAATAGGTTATATACTCAAACATGAAGAAACTGCTCTAGCTCGTATTTGGCGTAAGTTTAATACTGATGTTCGTGATTTCATTTTTGATGCTAGTAATTTTGAAGAAACAACAATAGATGAATTAACTGCTAATAGTTTTAATTTATTTAATGTTGCTTCTCTTTGTAATTATGAGAATCGTCTTTATATTGCAAACTATGATGAGAGTGATTATAATGTAGACCTTACGAAATATGCTGAAGGTATTAGAGCAAACATGATTTATGAACCTTGTTCTGATTTAGATTCAGTTAAGATTGATACTATAAATTATGAGACTTATACATTTAGTTGGTCAACTGGTGGTATAAGTGCTGCTATTGTTGAAATTAAAAAACCTTCTAAAGATGTTATTGTAAATGTTAATGGTCAACGTACAACTTATCATGCGGTAATTAATGCTAGAGACTATAATGAACTTAAAAGATATGTATGTTGGGTAACAACTGGAAGTGAGAATATTGCTGATTTTGATAATTGTGCTTTTGGTGGTTATGGTGGCAAACATATATTTCCATGTACCAATGTAGCTTTTGGTATTTATGGCGGAGACAATCCAACGTTTGATATTATTACTGTTCCAGTTAAAGGTTATTCTAATAGACTATATGATAATTTAGGTCAAGGTGGTGGAACAAGTCATAAACATACCGGTCTTAAACTTACAGGAGGTGCTGCAGGTGCTTTTTTTCATGGTTATGCTGCTGTATGTTCATATCGTCCTAATAGATTTAGAATGAGTAAAGGTACAAATACTAGAACTTATTCAAATACTATTATGGTAGATAATGCTATTAGAACTTTAATGCCTAATAGTGTATATAACTTCTTCATTCATTATGTTCGCAAAGATGGTATTTATACTAACGGGTATCAATTAAAGAATGATGTTCGTCCTGATGCTATTATTAATTCTGTAGTAATGACAGGTAGTAATAGTGTAGATGTTCAATTAAGTCAATTAACTTCATTAAGCGAAAGAACTAGTAGTAGTTCTTCTGGTAATGATAGAGATTTTACTAGTTTACTTTCTATTGATGCTCTTAAAGATAAGTATGCTTATGAAGTTGTTAGTACTGCTGTTTCACCTAGTGATTCAAATACTCTAAGAGGTACTAGTTTTGGTTATTATAAAAATTACAATGGAGACCTTTTATTTAAAACTGGTTCTACTCATAATTTTAATAACACCAATGATAATGTACTTTATAGAATTAAAGTTGGTTTTACTAATATAAAAATACCTGATGGTTATGTAGGTTTCTTCTTTAGTTATGAAAAGCCAGAAACTACAAATAGTTATCAAGCTTATTGTATTAAGAAAACAAACACTGGTGCATTGTTTAAAGCTAGTGAAGTAGAAACAGGTAAAATTAACTATAATGGTTCTATTTATATTCCTGAATATAAAATAACTGATAATGGTTTTGAACTTCCTACTACAAATCCTGCTTATATAAATAACGCTGGTATTGTAGTTAGTAATGCAGTAGATGATGATGATTTAACTAATACTGTAAATACTGCTGGTTCTGATGGTGGTATAGTTCTTTCTCTTAAAGACGGTAACGGTAAAGTTACTCCTGAAATAGGAGAAGTAGGAAATGTTATGATATTCAATCGTAACATATATTGTAAAAAAGATAAACAACTTATTAGTTTTGGTCCTATATGTTTTAAACATTCAGATATTGAAACTTATAGTTATGCTGATGTTAAAGATGATACTAAGTTCCCTAATAATTATGTTAATGATTACGATTTTAATTATCCTGCTTTTTATGTTAATGATAAAACTTTAGTATATGACCGTAAGGTATATATATCTGATATCGGTAAAGTATATGATATATCTGAAAGAAATGCTATCGCTAAAGATTGGACATCGTTTACTACAGCTTATGCTAGAATTGTTAATTATAGTAAGTTTAGTAGAGTCAATACAAATGCTATTTCGATAAAGAAAGAACCTGAGTATTTAGTAGGTGTTTTAGGTAGTGAAGAAGGTGGTACTGCTAGTCATCAACGTAGTGCAAATATTGTTGTTAAGCCATTGAATGCTACAGACCTTATAGAATTAAAAGATACGTATATAGAAAGTAATTATAAACTTTATAGTAATTATAAAGATAATCTTAATTATGATTCTTATAAACGTGCTACTATTCGTCGTAGTGATGTAATTGGTGATGAAAGTCTTGCTAACTCATGGAGACACTTCAGAGCAGACAACTATAAAGTGCTTTCCAAGAATAAAGGCAACATTACAAATATCGTTGGCGTAGGCACTGCATTTTTCGTTCACACGGAGCATTCTTTATTTTACCTTAATAGAGATAACCTTCTCAAGACATCGGGCGACACAGCGCAATTAAAAATGCCAGATTTATTTGAAGTAGAACCTATTGAACTATTTACTAGTAATCATGGTTATGGTGGACTTCAACATCCTCAAGCCTGGACTGTTAATAGTAATGGTTATTGGTTTGTAGATGCAGATAATAAACGAATATATAACTTTGATAATAATCATCTTACTGATTTAACTAGTGATATTCTTAATTGGATGAACAATGTTCAAATAGCCGATGCTCACATGGTTACAGATTTTACTAATGCTCGCGTAATTATATGTCTTGCTTATTATAGTGAAGATGTTGGAGATAGAGAACATAATCAGCCTGCTTATATTACTTTATCATTTAATATGATTAGTAAGAAGTTTGTTAGTATTCATGACTATAAATTTAACTTAGGTGTAAATACTAAAAATCATTGTTATTTTTATTATGCTGTAACAACTAGTTCTTTCCTTTATTGTTTCCATAAAAATACTCCTTTAGGATTCTATGGTAAAACTGGAGATTATGCTGGACTTGATGACCATGCTTATGGTTTTCCAGCTATGAGTACAAATCTTACTATACAAAATGAAGATGGTACTGAAGAAACTAGAACTGTTAATCCTGCTATATTTGACGTTATCGTAAATGAGAATTATAATATTCCTAAATGTATTAATTCTATTAGTTATATACTTAATAAAGAGTATGCTTATTTTAGTAATCAAGTTACTAGAATGGCTGAACCACTTATGGGTAATGGAACTTATGGAGATGTAGAACATTATAGTGGTGATAGACTTCGTATTTATACTGATAATAATGATACAGGTGACTTAGATATTTCAGGACATAAAATGATTAATGACGATACTGTAACTAGAGATAAAACTCCAGATTACAAAGTTCCTTATTATGATAAAGGCGTTTGGAACTTTAATTATATAAGGAATTATATTAGTACTCCTCTTACTAAAGAAGAAATATGTAAACGTTATAACTTGGATATTAATAATCTTACTCCTACACAAGAATTTAAGATTCAAACTATGCTCAATAATCCAAGTGATGAACGTAATCTAGTTTATGGTCGTTATTTCGTTGTTAGATTTATCTTTAGAAATATAGATAATATTCCTTTTAGATTTGAGGATTTAAATATTAATTATTCAAAGTATTAAATTATGACTGGAAAAATTAAAAGAAGAAGTCTTCGTTGTGGTGGTAGACCTAAAGCTGACTTCGGTAGTCTTTTTACTTCTGTTATAGCTCCTGCTCTTAATGTGGCAGGTTCTATAGCAGATGAGTCTATAGACAATAATAAGACTGCTACTAATGGTGTTGTTAATAACAATACTACTATTCCTAGTGACCCAACTAAAACTCCTACTATGAGATTAGGTGGTAGAAAAAAATGTTGGATTGGTGCAGCTATTGGCGCTGCTACTAGTATAGCAGGTTCTTTATTTGGTAATGGTGCTCAAAAAAGAGAAATGCGTCGTCAAAAGAGTATTCAAGATTGGCAAAATGCTACTCAAGAAGCTGCTAATATGACTTCTGTTCTTAATAATAGTCGAGATTATCAAGAAGATTATCTTAGACAATTTAGAACTGCTGCTAGACTTGGTAAAACATTAGGAGCTAAAGGTATTTATATTACTGATGGTGGAGATGCTACTAAGATAGGAAACAACACATACCTTCTACGGGGCGGCTCTCACGAAGATGTGAATGAGACTGGTCAAACCGGTATTGGTATTAATGTTGGTGGCAATGAAGTTGAAGCTGAAGGAGGTGAAGTTGCTCAGAAGAAGAATGGTGCTCTAAGAATATTTAGTGCTCAACCTATTCTCGGTAATGGTATGAGTCCTGCTCAAGCTATTCTTAGAGGCTATAATAAAGATGCTGTGTTTAGTCAACAACAAGCTTTTAAGAAAAGAAATGGTCTTAAAGATGACGGTAGTGCTAAATATGGATTTGGTGGAGATATAAAAAGTATTTGGAATTTTATTAGAACTAATAGAACTCCTATTGATAATATTGCTGCATTGGCTACTGGATATCAAAAATTAAATCCTAATAGTAACTATAATAGACAAAAAGGTAAGTTTAAAGGTGGTACTTTTAGAGGTGCTGGTGCAGGTGGTACTTGGACTAATGATTATAAATCTAATAAAGGTTTCGATAACTTTAATGACGATTACGATGATGCTGTAGAACATAATGCTAAAACTTTTATTTTTGGTAATAAAAGATATAATACTCTTAAAGAAAACAATCCTATTAGAGAAATTAACAATAGAGCTGTAGGTTCTTGGAGGGATAGTGTAGTTACTAAAGATAGAACTGGTTATGGCAAAGATTTTGGACCTATAAAAGGTGGTGCTTCTTTAATTCCATTAATTACAGAAACTTATAATCCTAAGAGAATCAAACATAGACTTGGCGGTGGTTTAACTTCTAAAGATAAAGGTTCTTCTAAACACCCTTATCCTTCTATATCATCTAAAGATTTTGCAGGTGGTGGTAGAAGTTATCCTATTCCAACTAAAGCTGATGCTGTTGATGCTTTAAGACTTGCTGGTCTTCATGGAAGAAGTGATGTTAGAAGTAAAGTATATTCTCGTTATCCTGAACTTAGAAAGAAAGCTAGAAATGGTATTTGGGTTAAACCTGTTTATAATACTTCTAAATATCGTGGTACTATTAGAGCTAGAAGACAAATAGCTAAATGGGAAGGTTCTGATTTTGCTGGACAAAATGCACAATTTAAAGGTGATGCTATTGGAGCTAAAGAAAGAGAACTTCGTCAATTTATGGGTAAAGCTTATAATTATCTTAACGATAATCAACGTGATGCTCTATTAAGTTATTATTATAATCTTGTTCCTAAAACTTTTAGAGGTCAAATGACAAAGTATCGTAATGATTTAATTAATGCTCAAACTGAACAAGAATATAATGATACTCTTAATAATATGAGAGAATCTATAAATGTTGGTGCTAATCGTAAAGGTATGAGGGGACTTCGTAATAGACGAACTGTTGAACGTAATTGGTTTGGTTATACTTATACTAATCCAATACAAGAAAAAGTTGATAAACCATTAATACAAGTTCCTGATGCTACAAAAGTAGTTAAACCTATTATTCAACAACCAGTAATTACTAAACCTATTGAGATTAATCCTCAAGAAGGTTATGTTCCTAATGACAATCTTCAAGGATATAATATTCCTCAAGGTAGGTTATATGATTTTATTAAAGGTAATATGAAAAGACAATTAAGATATGGTGGTTCTAGTCGCCCCGTAAAGAGTATTAGACCTAAAGCTGAATTAGGTTGGCTTGGTTATCCTTATCCTCTTCCTCGTAAGTGGGATTTTACTAATATCAATTTAGGTAATTACAAACCTAATATACTTAGTAAAAATTATCCTTATGCTCGTGGTATGGATAATAAAGCTAGACAATTAGAAAATAGTGATAACTATAGAGATTTTAGTCTTTATAGAACTCAGCTTGATGAAACTAATCCTTATGTTCAAGCTTTGACTAAAGCAACTGGACATAGTTGGAATGATATAAAAGCTAATAATTATAATCTTCGTTATGACCATAAATTAGGTTATAATCATTTTACTCCTGAACTAAAAGAAGATAAATATGGTGTTTGGGGTGAGCCTATTGAACAAAAGACTTGGCTTGATAATGATAATACTGAAATAAAGGGTCCTTATAATCCTCAAAAGATTATTAATTCTTCTATTAATACAAAGAATACTATTCCTGTTGATACAAAGAAAACTACTGAATATGATATTCGTGATAATAAATTTGGTATGACTCCAAGTACTGGTGATTGGATTGGATTAGGTATTGATACTCTTACTGGACTTGCTGGAGGTATTGTTAATTATAATGCTGCTAAGGATATGTATATTCCTAGTCGTGCTCCAATTATGTTAGCAAGTAAACTTCCTACTAATTATAATATTACTCCTCAACTTGAAGAAATTAAACGATATAGAGATAGACTTACTAGTCAAGCTTATAATAATACTTCAAGTTCTGTAGCTGCTCTTAATAGAGCTGGAACTATAAATCTTAATTCTCTTAATGAACTTAGTAAACTTTGGACTACTAAAGAGAATGAAGAGAATAAAATGCTTACTCAAGATGCTCTTAATCAACAAAGTGTTGCCGAAACTAACATTCGTAATCAAATGGCTCGCGAAAGTGAGATTGCTCAATATAAGAATGCCCAACATCAAGCTAAATATGATGCAATTAATGCTAATCTTACTGGTCTTGCTCAAGCTTATAATAATTTCTATACTAATGCTACTAAGCGTTATGAAGATGAAATTGCTATGAGAACTTATTTAGCTGGTAGCGAAGCTGCTACTCCATATAGAATGCTTTCAATTGGAGTTCCTATGAGTACTAGAAGTCGTATTGGACTTCTTAATCAAGTAGGTAGTATTACTAATCCAGGTCCTCGACCTGAACGTAAAGATTATGATTCTAATGCTTCTTGGTCTAGAGCTATAGATAAGTGGGAAAAAGATAATACTCTGTATAAACAACGTGGTCAATATAAAAACATGATACTTAGAGGAATTAGTTCTAAGGCTAAACGTAAGTATGGTATTGGTTAATTAATAGTAAATACTTCTAGCAGTAATAATACTACTAGAAGTTTTACTTATTTTTGTAATAGTAATAATTAAAATAATATAGATATGCCTAAAAGTATTAATATTGGTGGTTTTGTTCCACAACGTATTTATCAAGGTAGAAATCTTGACGCTTTTGCTAAAAGTCTTGATAAAATAGATGAACGAGCTAAACAAGCTCTTGCTCAAAGAACTCAAATAGCTGTAGCTCTTGGGCAACTTAATCTTAATTCAAATGATGAAGAATTTAGAGCTAATTATATTAGAGACATTCAACAACAACTTGACGAAGCAGCTATTGGCGGAGATTATAGTCAAACTCTTCAACAAGCAACTCTTCTTGCTGGTAAAGTAGCTTCTGACCCAGCTATTATTGGTAGAGTTAAAGCTAATGCTGCTTATGAAGAATTTAAAAAGAATATTCAAAATAGAAATGATATTACTCAAGATGTTAAAGATTATGCTCTTGCTAATAATCCTTATCATTATGAAGATAAATATGATGAACAAGGACATTTAATTGGTGGTTCTACTTGGGAACCAAATAAAACTCCAGTTAGTACTGTTGATTTAAGTAATCTTATGACTAAAGCAAAACAATGGGTTGCCGTTCATAAAGGTAGTGGAGTTAATGATATTAAATTTGTTGATGCTGATGGTAATCTTACTTCTGACCCAAGTAAAAATGTTTATGGTTTAGCTTATAAGAAATCTGGTAGTTGGGAATATGTTAGTGAGAAAGATTTAAATGATGCTCTCACTTCTGCTATTGATACAACTCCTGGTGCTAGAGCAAGTCTTCAACAAGATTATGATGTTTCTCTTTGGAAATATAATAAAATGACTCCTGAAGAAAAGAAGAAGAATATTGATTCAGATATTACTGAAAATGGTCTTCTTCTTAATCCTGAAGAATATCTTGCGAAGAGAGTTAAACCTGGTATTCACGCTATGAGTTATTATAATAGTGGTTCTAATATAGAAGTTGGTGGAGGTCAAGCTGCATATAGACAAGATGTTGCTGCACGCCAAGCTGCGGCTCAACAAGCTGCTGCATTAAATATGAATCTTGATGCTACAAATGAAGGTGCTGCTATTGATGTAGATGTTCCAAATATTATTGGTACAGCTAAAGCTGGTCTTGATGAAACTCTTAATACTCTTAGGACTTTGTTCCCAAAACTTTCTAAAAGTAATGCTTTCCAAAGAGGGGTTAGAAAAGGAGATTATAATGGACTTGCTAATCTTTGTCGTCATAGTATGACTAGTAAAAACCCAGTTGTACAGCATCAAGCTAGACAAGCAATTACAGCTTTAAGAACTTATGGTAATCAATATAATCATTATGTTGCAAGTCTTGATGATGAAGAACAAGACGCTGTAGCTTTTGATGCTGCTAGACGTGCTGGTTCTAGATTACCTGCAGATAATGAGTTTACTAGAAAATATAACCAACAGATTAATCATTTGTTTAATAATGGAAAGATTAGAGAACTTGGTTATAAATGTTATGATGATGAACAATATAATGCTATTTCTCAAGCAATGGATTGTCATTCTGAATCAGATTGGAGAAGAAAAGGATTTAGAATTACATCTATAAACGGACAAAAGACTATTGCTTTTGATAAGAATAATACTTGGCTTTCTAAACTTAGTGATAGTGTTGATTCTTCTATGGGATTTTGGAAAGGCATTGGTAGTAGTTTTAGTAATGCTATTACAGGAGGAGGAGCCGGAATCGTTGATATGAGCGATGGAATGAAAGTTCGTAATGCTGCTGGTACATTTAAAAATCTTGGAACAATAAATGTTGCAGGTATTGATATTTTAAATCTAGCATCTAATAGCCCTGCACAAGCTGCTTCTTGGAGAGCTAATAAAATAAATCAACGTAGAGATTTCGGTAAAGTTCCAGTTAACTCTAAGATGTATAGTTCTACTCTTGATAGAAATGCTTTATTTGATAAGTTTACATCTGGACAAATTGATGAAAAAACTTATAATATAGGTCTTGCTAAAATTACTCATGATGAAGATAATCTTACCAACCCAAGTTTATTAATGAATGCTGCTTTGTATATTGATGGTAAACGTATTCCTGAAGATGAAAAAGCTCAATATATTGAAGCTATAGCTCAAGCTAAACAAGAGAATGTTCTTAATGTAACTGTTGGTAGAAATCACGGTTTAGCTCAAACTGTTACTGAGTTTAATATTGGTAAAGCTAAGAATAGTACTCCACAAACCATTACAATGGTTGGAGCTAACGGTTCTACAATTCTTCAAAGTTACGAAAGAAATACTTCTACTTTAGCTAGAGATGAAGCTACTCAATTAAATATTAGTGGAACTTCTAAATCGTTAGGTAACGGAGCTACTATTAGTAATGTTACAAATAGTAATGCTCTTTATACTAACGCTTATGGTAAACGAACTGTTATTACTAGAAGTCAAGCTGAGAATATTTTAAGACGAGAACTTAATCGTCAACAAATAGCTGATGCTTTATATACAGGAGAAGATGAGAATGTTATAGCAAGTGCTATTGCTAAATCATTAACTGAAACTGGAGAGCCAGTTAATAATATTACTGTAGCACAAGAATTTAAATTTATTAAAGATAATTATTAATATGGATTTTGAAGAAATAAAAAATATAGCTACTAATGGCGCTAGTTATATAAATCCTAGCCCTAGTAAAAGTAAGAAACATCCAAGTCCTAAAATACTTAGTACTGTAAACCCTATAAAGATTGCTGAATTAGCAACTGGTTTTGCTGATAGAGAAATCAATGAGGGTCTTACTAGTGGAAAAGTTCTTACTAATCAAGCTGATAAAGCAGACCAACTTCGTCATTATGGAGTTACTCCAAATGCTAACATTGTTGACATAGATAAAGTTCTTGTTGAATCTCAAAGTAATCTTCGTAAATTAGGTTCTGCTGTTAGTCAAGCAGTAGTTAGTGAAATTGGTCTCGGCACTGTAAGAGGTGCCGCAGACCTCTTTGACTTTATAGGTAATGCAGTTACTGGAAATCTTGCTAATAATGATTATACTAATCCAGTTAGTGAAAAGATTCAAAAATGGCAGGATTACTTTAATACAGAAGTTGCTCCTATTTATGCTGACCCAAATTTAGATATAACTAATGGAGGTTTAACTGATTTTGGTTGGTGGGCAAGTAATATGCCAAGTATTATGAATTCTGTTACTTTGTTGCTTCCTAGTATGGCTGCAACTAAAGGTTTACAATGGTTAGCTAAAACTTCTGCTGCAAGTAAACTTGGAACTGTTACTCGTAATGGAATTAAAGCTTTTGTTGGAATAGATAGAGCTCTTAGTAAAGAAGGAAGAACTTTAAGTAAATTTCAACAAGGAGTTAAAACTCTTGTAGATGCTCCTATTAATGGTCTTGGTGCTAGAACTGGACAATTTGTAGAAACAGGTTTAAATGCTGCTTTAAGTAGAACTATGGAGAACTATCAAGAAGCACAAGGTGTATATAGTGACGTACTTAATACAGCTACTGATACACTTAATAAAATGACTCCACAAGAGTTTACAGAATTTGTCAATAGAAATCAAGATATTTATGATGAAGCTGGTGGTGATAATGCTAGTAAAGAAGATATTGCTAGAGTTATTGCTCAAAAGTCTGCTAATCAAGACTTCCTTACTAACTATGTAAACATTGGTTCTGATATTCTTCAATTATATGGTTTACGAAATATGTGGAAAGGTTTAAAGAATGGAGTTAGTTCTTCTACTTTAACTTCTGCTGCTCGTAATGCTAGACGAACTCTTGGTAAAACTCCTGAAGAAATAGCTGAAATGGAAGCTAAACAATCTTTTTTAAAGAAAGCTGGTCAAAAGATTATTAATAAAGCTTTAGATGAAAAGACTGTTATTGCTGGAGAACTTAGTGAAGGTCTTGAGGAAGCAGTTAACTATATTGCTCAAATGGAAGGTACTCATCTTGGTAATGTTTATCTTGGACTTGAAAGTGATTCAGCTTTTGATGATAGACTTCAAAAGTATATGAGAAGTGGAGGTCTTTGGGATAGTGCATTCTGGGGAGTAATGGGTGGTGTTGTATTTCATCATTTAGGTAGTGGTTTTGGAAGAATTAGTCAAACTTTAAAAGATAAAGCTGATTCTAAAACTGACGAAAGAACTAGTGAAGGTAAACCAAAATCTATATTTAATCTTAGTGAAACTTCTGAAATCAAAGCTCGTAAAGCTAATATTGAATCTTGGAATAATAGTATAGAAAATTATTGGAACCAAATGTCTCAAATTAAAGACAATACAAATCCTTTTAGTGTTAGCAGTGAAGATAAAACTTTCAATAATGATTTAGATAAAGAAGCTGCTGCTCAACGAGCTTATGATGAACTTCTTACTGGTATGACTTTAAGTGCTGCTCATAATGGAAATCTTAACATGCTTAGAAGTTATATGGCTAGTGATGATGTTCGTAAAGCTATGGTAGATAAAGGTATAACTGATGAATCTAATTCTAAAGTTGACCAACAAAAAGCTTTAGATAAGATGGATGAAGTTACTTCTAGTTATGAAGCTGAATTAAAGAAACTTGTCAATTTAAGTGAAGCAGTTAGAGTAACTAAACATACTGATGATATTCTTCCAATAGAGTTCTTACAAAGTATTGCTAGTAATAATGTTATTAATAAACAATACAATGATAAGATTAATGCTCAAATTGATGAACTTGATAAACAAATAGGTAATGCTTTTGATAACGAAGATATTAAGAAAATATTAGGTCAAGATTATACTCCTGAGCAATATCAAATTGTTGCAAGTACCGCTTTGCTTACTAATGAACTTCGTACACTTCAAGCTGAAAGAAGTCGTCTTATTAGTGATAAAAAGAAGATGAATAATATTAGTACTAAAGTTGCTGTTGGTAATATCAATAAACTTATGAATAAGTATCAAGATATGATTGATACTAATAGTTTAAGATATGTTCTTCACGAAGCTTTACAAGGTGCTTATGATGATGAAGGTAAAGTACAAAGTTTTACTAATCAAGCTAGTACTACTCTTGCTAATTTACTTAGTGGTCAGTCAAATTCTGGAGTTCTTCTTAATGATGAAAATATTATTTCAAGTTTAAAGAAGTTTGCTGAAAAGTTTTCAGTTAGTCCTAGAATTGCAGAATTTGAAAATCCTACTGATATAATTAATCAAGTTAGAGAACATGGAACTTATCTCAGAAAGATTAATAGAAAACTTCAAGCTACTGATAAAATTGGAGTAAATGGAACTGATGGTACTCTTTCAGCTTTACTTGTTAATAAGACTGCTCTTGAATTAAGACGTGCTTATAATGAAAGTAAAATGGTTAATAACGCTGATGAACTTGCTACAGAGATTTCATTTATGAATAATACTATGAATGAAGGTCGTAAGAAAGCTATTGATTCAGCTTATGAAACTATTACTAAATTATCAGATAGATATGGTAATGATAAATTTGCTGCAAGAATAGGCGATGCTATTGGAGCTTATTATCAAAGAAGTAAAGACGATATTGATTCTATTCTTGATTTTATGAGTGAAGATGATAGAGCTGCATTTAATGATGCTCTTGATGTTCTTAATCTTACTAAAGGAAAGAATTATCGTTTAGGAGAACAAATTCAAGATTTCCTTAGTATTCGTCAAAGTATATTTGATAGTCAAGAAAGAGAGGAAAGTCATAATGTTAATAATCCAGATGATAGTAATAACGGTGCTGAACCAGAGAGTACAACTGCTACTCCTCCTAGCACACAAACGACCTCAAATCCTGCGTCACAAGCCACTCAATCGCAGCAGACTATCAATCAATTGCCAAGCACCCCACAGTCGCCTACAACGCAAGGAAATACGCTTACAGGCAATTCACAACAGCAAAGTGCGCAGCCAACAGCACGCAACGAAGTGGGTGAGCGGGTCACAGAATTTTTAAATAATAATGGTGCTGCAACTCCTCATATTGATTATACAATGGAAGGAGATATTGACCATGTAGAACTTAAAGTTTCTGATAAAGCTAGTCAGGAAGATAAAGTAGCTTATATGAGTAATGCAGATTTATTTGAAAATCCTGAACTTGCTAATACTCCAGGAGCATTTGTAGAAAGAAATCCAACTTATAAACTTGATGATGGTAATAATCCTACTAATATTTATAAAGGAAAAATTGGAGTTCCTCATACTGCACAAACAGGAAACGGTCAACCCAACACTACTACATCTTCTACGGGGGGATACTCAGGTTCTAATTTTGCCGCATCTACACAAAGTAATGCTAGCACTAATCAACAAACTGTTCAACCACAAGCTCAACCAGTTGCTCAAAATTCTGAAGATATTATGGATAAAATCACTAAAGAATTTATGATTATTGTAAGAGCTGGTATTGATGAAATTAGAGCAGGTAATACCACTGTTGATGATGTGGTTAAGCAACTTGAGAATAAAGGTATTGAAATTGGTGCTAACCAAGACCTTATAGATGAAAGAGCAAAATTTTGTAAAATAGCTCTTAATTCTCAACTTGGAACTACTTTTAATGCTAGTGTTGGAAAACTTACAATGGCTAGTGCAATCGAAGAGTATAAACCAAGTTTATCTTTCGGAAATGAATATAAAGATGCTGCTAATAATATGCTTAAAAATTATGCTTCTGAAGTTAAACTAAGACAGCATAATGGAAAGCATTATGGTAATCTTGAAGATTTACTCCGATATATAAATGAACATAGTCCTAGTAAGAACACTGCTGATTTCATTTATAATAGTCTTAAAGAATATCTTAAAACTGAAGAAGGTAAAAAGCAATTTGTAATGCTTGATGCTGATTCAGTTGATGATGCTGAATTTATGCGTAATGTTCGTAAGACTGTTGATGAACGTAGAGCTGAAGCTATTAAAGCTGGTACTCTTAAACGAGTTAATATTCTTGAGCTTAATGAAGTAGTTCTTCCTGATGAAATTAATGCAAGTTTAGCAGAACTTGATAAAATTAAAGAAGGTTATAAACTTACTGTAAAACAAGGTACTAAAGTTAATAAAGAAACTGATGTTTTATTGGTTCAACATAATGGTTTTACTGTTGGTTGGATGGGTATTCCAACTATTGATGTATCAACAGGAAGATATATTCAAGTTAATGATTGTATCAAATATACTGTAGGTAGGTCTGCTGAATATGATGGTGCGGTTAAAGATTGGATTCTTTCTATAGCTGACCCAAAAGATGAAGATAGTAGAAACCTTAACGACCTTCTTTATAAGATAGCATTTGATAAGAAATATGATGGTTCATTTATTGAAAAGTTTAAGAATAACCCTAGAGTTCAGGAAGCTGTAAAAAATGATTTTATAGTTATCAATGAAGATAAAGGTTTTACTTATGGTAAAGCTCTTGATGGTTTGGTTAAATTATGGAGATATAATAACAATGTAGGTGTAGTTAATACTATTCCTTATAGTATTGAGTTATTCTTTGACAATCTTAGAACTAGTTATCAAACTAGTTTAGCTTTGATTAATAATAATCAAGAACTTACTGTTAGTAAAATAAGTAAAGGTGAACTTCTTAGACTTGCTCCTCATGGAACTCCTAGAGAAGCATTTAAATTTGCTCAACCTGCAAGTATCGCTATTAGTAGTAAATCTGATGCTAAAATAGCTTTAGTTAGAAGTCTATCTCAAATTGAAGTTAGCGGTAAGCAAACTAATGATAATCTTGGTTTTAGAATGAACCAAACATTAATTGCTATTGATAATGGAAATGGTACTGTTGATTACGCTAATGCTTACCCTGTAAATTGGGGAATTACTAACTATGAAAAAGATGGTAAACTTGTAAATATGCCACATAGTAAAGTTCTTGCTGATTTAACTAAAGCTATTGAAGGTCAAATTATTGATAGACTTATTAACCTTCAGAAAGGCGATAGTTTAGCTAATTGGAATGAATTTAGAGAGTTTCTTGATACTCTTCTTAATTATAACAATAATAGTACTCTATTTAAAACTAGTGGTGTTTATCATACTAGAAGTGGAGTTACTTTTATTAATGCTGGAACCAAATCTGTAAAACTTTATAGTTCTGATAGTAAACGAACTGGTGCTCCTACAAAACTTGTGTTTATGGATAATGGTGTTGAAGTTAGTAGTTATAGCTTGTTAGATAATGGAGCTGAAGCTGGCAAAGCACTTGTTCAATTCCTTAGAGAAAATGCTACTGTAAACTTTGCTCATGAACTTCTTACTAGCGATAATAACACTGCTATTCCTTTAAAAGGTTTTGTAAGTAGAAATGCTGACGGAAAACTTGTTATTAATATACCTGAGTATAATGGTAAAAATGGTTTTAATCATGTCGAAGAATCATATAATGATTTTATGATTAAGAACGATTTACTTAGAGTAGATTTAGCTCAAGTTAATGGAAGTAATTATTCAAGATTTTCATCTAATATGAAAGCTAATAGTGTACTTGAATTTACTGTAGGTTATGAGGTGAAACCAGAAGAAGAAAAGCCACTAGAGACTCCCCGTAAAGGGAATGTAAACACAAATACCATTGACCAAGTTAAATCTATTATAGAAAGTGATAGTAAAACTAAAGGTCTTGATATTGTAAAAGCTATTCTTCCTGAAGACTCTGTAAATCTTCTTAATAATGCTGGAAGTTTAACTAGCATTTTACCAGAAAATATTATCTTTGCAAATGACAGAATAGAAAAGTTTAGAGCTTCTGAAAAGAATAACAATATCAACGCTATGTACGAAAAAGGAGATATTGTTGTTGGTGATGATTTCTTTAAAGAAACTAGTGGTCGTCAAGTAAGAATACTTATTCACGAAGGTCTTCATAAAAGACTTCATAATTATGGTCCTTCTCAACATAGAAAGTTTCTCAATAATATGACTGAAATTTATGATGATTTTAGTAAAGCTATTGACGAAGACCTTAAAGATATTGCTGATGGTAATATTAAATCTGTTAGAGAAAGACGTAATTTTGAAGATACTTTAACTGACGAAGCTATAACAGATTGGCTTAAATATATAGATAGTTTCAAGTTTAAAGAATATGTAGATAAAGGTCAACTTGATAGAGCTAAAGAAGAGTTTATCGTAGAATCTCTTACTAATGTAGAGTTTATTGATTATCTTAATAAAGTTAAAGTAGATGATGTTGGAGATAAATCTAGACATAGAACTGCTTGGCAAAAGATTATGGACTTTATTAATAAACTGTTTAGACTTAATATAGCTGAAGGAAGTCTCAGAGAAAAAGAATATAATGCGTTTGCTAAAGCTTTAAGTGAAGATAAAAATGCTGATACAAATGTTCAAACTGAGACAGAACCTATTATAGAAGAAACACAAGATGAACAAGCTGAAGATGAAGTTGTAGAATATGAAACTCCTGCTCCTGGAGCCGATAAAGGAATAAATAATGATGTTGATTTAGATGATGTTTATGATGACGATGATGACGTTAATCTATCCTCACGTTCAGAATATCCATCCCTCTACTCGACAATCGAAAGCCTTCCAATGGAGCAACATTCGCAATTTGCCACTTTGCTTGTATCAGGTGACATTTCGATTACTTGCAAATAAGATTAATCACTCGCTGAGAAATAAGGCTCTCAGCGAGTTTTTAAAATATTAAATAACTTAATATAGATAGTTATGGCTAATAATTGTAGTTTAAAATTTAATGAAACTAAGGTTTACACCAACCTTAAAGCTGAAGTTGGAAACAATGATGTTTTATTTAACAGCTTAATGAGTGCAGTAATTGATGGTTCTAGACCATCTGGTTTTAACAAGGAATTTGAAACCTATTATGCTAATAATTATGGTTCTATTCCTAACACAAATGATGAAAGTAAAGAAGTTGCTACTGCTATTCAAAATTTTTATAAGACTAAAAATTTTAATGTAAATGAACATACAACTGATTCTGCTTTCGTTTCTGATGTTAAGTCTAAAGGTTATACTAGTACTGCTGCTAAAACTTATGGTATTAGAATTACTGGTAATTTGATGTTAGCGTTCTATCATAACGATTTAATTAAAGGTCGTCTTGATGAACATGCTGAAGATAGAAAAGATAATCTAGCAAATAGAGTTATAAATCGTATGTTAGGAGCTGTAGCAAAAAATATTCTTGAAGCTAGAAAAGTAGAAGCTACAAAAGAAGAAATTGCTAAAGTTCGCAAACAACTTATGAATACTAAGAGTAATGATTTTATTAATCTTGAGAATGAAGTTTCTAAATATACTCCTCAACTTAGAAATCAATTTGCTACTCTTAAAGATATGCTTTCTGATAAAGTTAAATATTTTACTCAAGTTATTCAAACTGATAATAGACTTGGTGAAATTCGTTTTAATAAAGATGATGATTTAAGTCAGCAAGAAGCAGATTGGAGTGAAAGTTTCGATATAGAAGATGATGACGATTTAAATATTAACAATGCTGCTGATAATGCAAGTAATAATGAAAAAGATACTACTACTGCTCGTTGGGAAGATAATGGAACTAAATCTGATTTTATGAAAGATTTTAGTTTTGCTGTTCGTAGTTACCTTTCAACTATTCCTAAACTTAGTAGTACAGAAATAAGTGCTGATGGTAAATATCAATATGATAAAAGTAATCCTCTTGGAATGGTAGATTATATGGATTTCAAAGTCGTAAATTCTGCCATTAGAGGAGATATTGAAACTACTAATATTGATGCTTTTTTAAAGAAACTTGAAGATATTGCAGAATCTAATAAAGAATATGCCGGTCTTGCTTATTTAGCTAACGACCTTAGAAATAAACCAGATTTTGCTTACAAATTATTTCAAGTTTATAGAAGAAGAACTATAAGAAAACAGCAAGTTCGTATTGATGATACTTCTGTTTCTCCTACTAGAAGTAATAATCGTGCAGATAAACTTGAAACTTTAAGAATTAACTATCTTAATGATATTAAGTCAACTGCTCTTAATATTATGATTGAAGATACTAATGATATTCTTGGAGCAATTAAAACTAAAATAGATGATTATAAGAAACTTCAAAAAACTAAAGGATTTGATTTAAATAAACAAGCATTAAGTGCTGATATTATCAATGCTATTGCTAGTCGTTTAAAACAATATTATCCTTCTCTTGATAAAGCTGCTATTGAAAGATTTGCTAGACTTAATGGAAAAGTTGACGGTAAAGCTCCAAATATTGCTAATAATCTTACTCAACTTTATGGTTATCTTGAAAATACTGCAAAGTATGCTAACGAAACACTTAAGAATAAGCAAAATCTTGATAATAGATTTAAAGAAGCTAATAAACTTCAAGATAAGAAAGCTAAGAAAGAAGCTTTAGATAACGTTCGTGAACTTTATAAGCAAGGTTATCTTTCAACTAATACAAAAGCTTATGCTCTTGAATTAGCTAAATCGTTAGCTCCATATTCTGTAGTTAATATTGATTCTAATTCTACTAATGCTCTTGGTAATCAGTCTGCTGACCAAATTAATGATAGTATGATTACTAACTTCCTTAATGCAGTTAAAGCAACTTTAACTGAACGGCAAAAAGATGGAACCAAAGTTTCTACTGAACTTATTAATTATGGAAAGTATAAGTTCCAAGGAGTACAATATAATCTTAGTGGTATTCTTATGGAACATCGTAATGAAAATGGTGCTATAACTAATTATGGTCTTTTCTACAAAGATAAAGATGGTAATATTCAAATCACTAATTATGCTAGAGATATGGTTAATATCTCTTTGTTTGATGGTGCAGGAAATCCTAATACTAAAGATAATGTTCTTTATTCAGGTATGTCTAAAGGAGATTATGTATATACAGGATTTGCTCAATACTTTAATGCAGAGCAAAATCCTAAGATGCTTATGGGTGATTACTTTATGCGTATTCCCTCTGATGCTCCAAAGAACTTTGTAGTTCATGCTCCTAGATATAAAGTTGATGGTTTGTTCTCTAAGATGCATGCTATTAAAAATGCTAAAGGTGAAGTTATAGCTAAAGACGTTAGTGTTGACGATATTAACGAAAATCATCCAATAGTACAACAGTTTAAAAATATATTCAAACAAGAACTGTTGGATATGGCAAACTTTATTAACATTGTGTTTGAGACTAATAGTTTAGGTCAAATTAAATATAATGATGATGGTTCTCCAATGTTTAAAAAAGGTTGGGGATTAGATGCTGAATCTGCTCGTAAAGTATTTGCTAATTATCATATAAGTAAAGGACATAAACATTTTATTGAAAAGAAAGGTGATGGTTGGGCATTTAATGGACTTCTTTTTAAAGACGATAGATTTGTTCTTACAGATTATAAAACTGGTACAACTACAAAGTATGGTGACAAGTTATTAGAATATTTGTTTCCTTCTCTTTACGGGAGGGATAGAGATGGCTTTATTCCTTTCACCACTAATGTTAATGATGAAGTAGAACTTAATCTTAGTGCAGACCAAGAAGTTATGATTACTAGAATGGTTAAAGGTTTTGTAACTGACTATTCTAATAATGCTATTACTCGTATGAGCGAATACAAAGACCTTGATATTAATAATCTTATTAATGAAAAGAATAGTATTGATTTTGCTCTTAATCATAGACTTATGTATATTGCTTTTAATGATATATTTGAAGGCGATACTAAGTTCTATAAAGATACTCAGACTTTCTTGAAAAGAAGTAAAGAGTCTCAAGCTAGTGGTGTTCCTTATGGTTTTGTTGATACAAGTCTTGACCTTAGAGAGAATAGTGCAATAGTTCAAGGAGCTTTTCTTAATACTCCTGAAGTTCAAGCTAGACTTAAAGCTATTGGTCTTGATGTTAAACAGAAAACTAAATTTAATGGTATTACTATTAAGAATACTGTTAGAACTAGTGAGGAATGTAAAGTAGCTAAAACATATCCAGATGGTAAAGTTGAAGGAGAAGATGGTATTCTTGTAAAAGACTTAGTAAAGAATGCTAAACTTACTATTGACCAAGCTAGAGATTTGATGGGTGGTCCTATTGTTTATGATAATAATGGTAAGCCAAAACTTAATGATGACGGAAGTTATAGACGTAGTGGTGGTTTTAGTAATACTACTATTAATGATGCTCAATCTTATATTACTTTTGAAGAATGGATTCGTCGTATTGCTGGTAGAGGTCAACTTAATGATTATCTTCCATTAATTGAAGCTATTCAAGATGAAAGTAAAGAGATTCCTGCTGACTTATTGAAGAAGTTTGTTCAAGTACAGAAGAACTTCTACTATGACCAGTATTATGACAAAGACCTTAATACTATTGCTCCTCGTCAAATTAAGAATGCTGAATTTGTTCTTGTTCCAAGATTTATTAGAGGAACTCAACTTGAACAAGTTTATGAAGCAATGAAAGCTAATAAGATTGACCAGCTTAATACTGAGGAAACTAGTAAAGCAGGTAAAGCTAGAGTACTTACTATCTTTGATGAAAAGACTGGTGAAGTTACTGAAGAACATCTTAAAGATTTCAATAATAAAGCTGAAGATTATCGTGAGGAATATGATTATAATCATCTTTATACTCAGCAAGAAACTCCTCAACACATGAATGCTAAGAATAAAGCTGGTATTCAAATTATGAAGAAGATTCTTGATAATATTGGTAGAAATAGTCCTCTTTATGATTATAAAGAAGATTTCTTCAATATGTATGTTGCTAATATTAAAGATAGTTTTAATAAGCTTGTTGATGAATTAAAGATTCCTCTTGATAAAGATGGTAACATCGAATTTGATGCAGCTGGAAATATTACAGGAATAGATATGCAAGTATTCTTTGATAAACTCAAAGATGAATGTATGAGACTTGGTCTTGATAGTAATATGATGGACTTTGTTACTCTTAATGATAGTATGCCTATAGCTGCTAACGGTTGCCCAAATCCTGTAATGCCTACTTATTTGAGTAATGTAATTAATAAGCTTGAGAGTATTTCCCAAGCTATGTTTAATAGTGCTATTACTCGACAAGAACTTCCTGGTTTCCATGCTGCTCAGATTACTAATGTTGGTTTTAATAGTAAGAAATATACTAAAGAAAATCCATTTAATCTTGATGGTATAGATAAAACTAAATTTGATGTCGAAGTTTATGATAGAGAAAAAACTCCTGGATATAAAAGTAAAGCTTTAAGAATTTATATAAAAGGAAAGAAAAAAGGTTGGTTTGAATTAGTAAAAGATAAAGAAGATAACAATTACTCTGTTCATTTTAAAACTACTACTGAAAAGATAGGTAAAGTTGAACAAGATGGTAAAGTTGTAAATCCTTCTACTAAAGAAGAGCGAGATGAATTATACACTGCTTTAAGAAACGCTATTCCTAATGGAGCAAATGTTTCTACTTGGGGAAGTATTTCTGACGGAGGAGTTTATGCTTTAAATAAACTTGGAAAAGATTGGAAAAAAGTAGGAGAAAGAACTATCAAACATAAGAAAGATGATAAAGATATAGTTATTCCTGTATATCAAAAAAATGGATTGACTACATCTAAAACTCTTCGTTATCATCCTGCAACCAAAGAACATCCAGAAGGAGAACGTTATATTGAAATAATGCTTCCTGCTAGTAATTTTGGTTTTGCTAAGAATGCTGATGGTACTTATAAAAAGAGTAAAGAAGAACTTCTTAAAGAACTTCAAGCTGCTGGTCTTGATACTCTTATTGGTTATCGTATTCCAACTGAAGGTAAACAATCTGTTTGTGTAATGAAAGTAGTTGGTTTCCTTGATGATGCTCAAGGTTCTACTATTGTTGTTCCCGATGATTGGGTTTCTCAAACTGGTTCTGACTTTGATATTGACTCTGTATATGGTATTCAATATAATACTACTATAAATGCTGATGGTAATATTCAAAAAGTTATTTATAACGATTTAGCTGGAAAAAGTTATGACGATTATGTAAAATCTCAACTTAATACTGAAGCTAAAGCTAAACTAAAGAAAGCTATTAAAGAAGGAGTTAATGAAACTACTGCTCTTAGTAATGTAGCTACTGAATATGGTTTACAAAGTCGTGAAGAATTTAGTAAAAGTAAAAATCTTGCTGATGAGAATACTCGTGAAGCTTGTAATAACAGACTTCTTGATGATATGATTCATATTCTTCAAGCTAACGAATCTCTTGAAGAGAACCTTTCTCGTTCTAACTTTGAGAGTATTATTGCAGCTCGTGATAAAGTTATGAATCCAATAATTAAAGAAGTTCGTGAAGCTAGAAGTCCTTATGATTTTCTTGACCAAGCTGCTTATCAAGAAGATGTAATGAGTGGTGCTAAACTTAAAGCGTTTAGTGTTACTCGTGATACTTTCTGTTCTGTATGTAATACAGTTCGTCCTCATATTACAGATAAATATACTATTAAAGTTGCATACAGTAAAGATAAGTATAATCTTGAAGAACTTAAAAAGAGATTTGAGAAAGTAGAAGAAACTGATGAAGGTTATGTTGTTACTCATAATACTCTTGGTTGGACAAATGATAACAAGAATGTAGATGGTTATATTCTTACTGCATACAGTTCTCAAACTACTGCTCATATTCTTGATGCTGTTAAGGAAGGTGCTATTCCAAATGTAAATGATTTTACTTTTGCGGTATATAAAACTCTTGCTGATATTGGTAGTAATTATGATACTGCTGTAGGTTTTATTATGCAACCTGCTATTACAACAATCGTAAACGCTTATAATGCTAATAAATCTATTTATTCAGATAAGTATAATAAACCAATCGAAGAAGCTATTAAATCAACAGGTAGAGCAATTCTTGAAACTTATCATATTAAGACTGATAAAATGAATCTTGGTGAAATAATTGCCAGAGTTAACGCATTACTTGGTACTAAGTATAGTTTAGACAAACATAATGATATTACTTTATCGCCTGACGAGTTAGCAAAGAGATTGATTAATGATAAAAACCGCCCCGTAAAATGTAGTGTATATCAACATGATTGGGCTGTTCTTTTTGCTTACAAAGATATAGCTAAATTAGCAGATAAAATAGGTTCTACTGCAAGAGTTTGTAATCCTGATAGATTTGGTGCTAAACAAAGTATTTTCGCTACTCGTAAAGTATTTAATGATATTGCAGATTTGATTGAAGATGAAAATCCTGCTTTAGTTGTTGGAACTTCTTCTATTGTTAACAGTATTTATGCAGGTTATGACCCTACTAAAGGTTTGAGAAGTTATATTACTAGTGACGCTAAAAGTGCATATCCTAGTCTTAATGCTTTCTTAAAGTATGCTAGTGCTCCTTCTATTCTTGTAAATAGAATGTTGTTTGATACAGAACAAGATAATTTTAGAATAGCTAATAGAGCTATTGAAGTTATAAATGGTAGTAATAATGTTACTGAGAAAGATTATAAAGGTTTTACTCAGTATATTCTTAATACTGCTTATAAACAAACAGACGCTGTTGTAAATAACTATACTTATGATGTAGATAAGAAACAAACTGTAGTAAATAAAGAAGTTGATGAAACTGATGAAGCTCTCAGAATTATGGGTTATGGTTGTACTCCTGATTTTACTTTTGATGTTAAAGATGTAACTAATCCTACACAAGAAGAAGTAGATGCTTGGAGTAAACTTAGTCCTGCTCAAAAAATTAGTTGGCTTAAAGCTAATAGTGTCGATGCTGGTATATTCGATTATATAAATACTAATTTATTTAATGAATATGAAATGAATAGAGACGGTCAAAGTCGTCAAACTATTCGTTTTAATGAAGATGCTGTTGATAATGAAACTGCTTATAATCTTTTTGATACTGCATTTAACTCAGATAATCCATTAGTTAAACTTGCTGCTATGGATATGATTAAGTATGCTTTTGTAGCAGAAGGTTTTAAAATAGGTAGAGGTGCTATTAATAAATGTATTAAAAATACTGCGCTTCGTGATGAAAATACTTTTGTTCAATATAATGGTTCTAGAACTAGTATTATTGCTCAAATTAAAGCTCAAGTAGATAATGCAGTTGCTAGAACTGATTTAGTTGAACAATATCTTAGAAGTGACCCAGGAGTTACTATTGTTCCTCATAAGTTTATGAATAAGAAATATAGTTCTATGTTCAAAACTGTAACTAGAGGAATGTATGAATTTAGTTTAGACGATAAAGACAATGCTATTGAATTTGGCTTTGCTAGAGAAAGTAATTCAAAGTTTGTTTCAATACAATTTAATAACTACATTTATATTACCAATAAAGAAGGTAATGAAACTGTTACTAGATTATATAAGATTGTTTCTCCAGACCTTGGTTCTGGTATAGGTTTTGCTTATCCATTAAATGGTTTGGAAGCTGGTGAAGATAGGGAACTTAGTATTAATAATGCTAATAATACTGTTCCTCTTCCAAGTTATTATGAAGCAGTTATTGATAACTTGATGAACAGTGAAGTTGCTGATTATACATTAGATGAATTAAATGAATTATATAAAAAGCATATTGCTACAACAAAAGTCAATAAGGTCAAAGCTGTTACACATTTTGACATAATGGTAGATGCTAATAATGATAATGGTGGAGCTAAAGATGCTATCAATAAGATTATTAAAACTTTCAACAATTATAAAGGTAATAGAATCTTTATTCAGAATATGTATCTTTATGGTAAAACTAAATATGATTCATTTACTCCTCCTATTCATGTTAAAGGCAAAACTATTTCTGACGGTGGCGAACCTATTAGCGTTAATGGAAACTTCTTATTTAGACGTGCTACTAAAGTAAGTATTGAAAGTCATAATATTCGTACAGGAGAACATATTGAAGAAAAACCTCAACTAGTTGAAATAATTAAGGAAACTCCTATGGCTAGTTCTCGTGAAGAAGTAACTCTTGGTTCTGCAAGTTCTAAACTTGAACAAAGGCTTAGAACTACAACTGATTCTTTTGAAAAGAATATAGTAAAAGAACTTAATCGTAGAAGTGGTCTTGGAGATATAGAAGCTGGCAAGCTTATGCGTCAACTTCGTGGAGAAGGTTTTGAGCAAAGTACTAAAGGCTATAAAGAATTTAAAGATAGTGTATTTTATAGTGGTTATGCTTATCTTAAACATAAGGTTAATAGTACTCTTGGAAAGTTTAGTCAATTCTATAGAGATAATAATGGTAATTATTATGCTATTAATAGTCCTGAAGTGATTGAAGCTATTAAGAATAATACTGCTTTACAAAGACAATTCCTTGAAGCTCTTGCTGATGCTAATGCTATTATTGATAAATTTGGAATTATTAATCAGATTAAAGCTGATGAAATTGAGAATCCTACTTTGAAATTCTATATTGAAGAAATGCAGAAGATGATTAAGGAACTCAGTAATAGTTCTGTTATTGATGATGCGGAAGTTAAGTTTGGAATTGATTATCTTCAGAAGCTTAGTAATGACCCTAATATTCAAAATGGTCTTGTTAGTGTCTTTGATGGTTTCCATTCTAGTGGTTGGTTTGATGCTTGGGTTGGTGACTTACAAGAACAAGGTAATAGTCTTATTCAAGTAGTTACTAGAAAAGTAATGGCTGATATTCGTGCTAAAGAAAGTCAAGCAAAAGATTTTGCTGTATCTTTTGAAAAACATTTTGAAGACATTAAAGCTAGAGCTTCTAAAGTTGGTGCTTCAGTCGACCTCAATAAAATATTTGATAAGAACGGAAATATAGTTCGTAATTATACAGATAAATTTGTTGAAGATATTAAAGAACTTAAACGTAATGTAGCTAAAGCTAGAGTTAATGTTCAAGAGAATCCAATGGAATATATTCAAGCTAAACATAAACTTGATAAATTCCTTCTTGACCATGTTAATCGTGAATATGTTGATAGTTATTATCAGAAACTTTATAATGAAGATAAATTTATTATTAATAATCATCCTCAAATTTATTCTGAGTATGTTAAACTTCGAGAAGGCATTAGACAAATTAATAGTCGTAGAATTGACGGAGTTTTAAGTAAAGAGTTTGAAGATAAACTTGTAGAACTTAGAACTAAGATTAACGATTTAACTAGTCAATTTATTGGTGATGATTATAAACCAGTTTATGAAAATGGTTTTCCTGGTACTGAACAAGCTCCTGATGGTAGTATTATTGTAACTAATCAAGAAGTTTATGATAATGCTCGTAAGCAGTCTCTTAATGATGCTGTTCAATTAGACCAATATCTTAGAAGAATTAAAGATATTAAAGAAGAATATACTGCTAAAGAGGAAAAAGAAGGTTTCCGTGATATGCTCGATAAGATGCTTAATATTATTGATAACGCTGAAGTTAGAGATTCTAATGGTAAAGTTACTACTCCAGCTAGTCAGCTTGAAACTAATAAAGCGTATAAGAAAGCTAAAGAATGGATTGCCAATAACGCTCATTGGTCAGTAGATGATGTTCTTAAAGTTCGAATTGAAGATGCTTACAAAAAACTTGGTATTAGTAGTGAAAAAGGCTCAGTAGCTAGAAGAATTATTAAAGATAAACTTGCTAAAGGTGAGCAAATTTATGATGAATTTGGTAATATTGATGCTAGTAAATTTACTAATGTTGAAATTGCTGCTATTAGAGAAGATGTAGAGAGGAATTATGGTACAAGTAGTACTTCTTTATTCTCTGATAGAAATCTTATTAATTCAGCTGAACCAACTAGTGAAGCTGCTCCTAGTGAGTTCTTTAAAATGCTTAATAATAATGGTATGACTAATCCTGAGTATCAAGAGATTATTACTAAGATTAATAATATTACTCGTAAGTATTATGATAGTGCTGCTAAGATAGTTGAAACTTCTAAGATGAGTATCAAAGATTTGAAAGCTCTTGGAGACCTTTACGATGAATTAGATAAAACTAAGAAAAAGAAAGGAAAAGGTAGTTATTATGTGTATCAAACATATAGTAAATATGCTAAAGAAAACGTAAACGAGAAAGCTTATTATTCTGAAGAAGATGAAGCTAAGAAGCGAACTGAACCAGAGTTCTATACTTTATGGAAAAGGATAAACGCTAGATATGAAGTTCTTAGAGATAAGAAAGGTAAAATAGTTATTGATGAAACAACTGGTAAAGCTGTTTATGATTTAACTAAAGCACCAACACCTAATCATTGGCTTTATACTACTATTGCTCCTAATGATGCTTATTGGGAAGATTTAAATAAACGTGACCCTAAAGAAGCAGCTAGGCAAAAGAAAGAAGTTGAGGATAAAACTAATGCTCAAGAGTTCCTTAGTAATACTCTTGAAACTATTAATACTCCTCAATATTATAAAGCTAAGAATGCTGCTCTTGCAAAGGGTAATGCTTATTATAAAGAATGGTATGATAACAATCACGTTTACAATCCATTTACTCATGCTTATGAATCTCTTCCTATTTGGAATAGAACAAGAGTTATTCCTAGTATAGATAATGGTGAGTATTCTCCTAATTGGACTCAGACTACTCTTACTCCTAAAGCTCATTATAAGAATCCAAATTATATCGAAGGTTATACAGATAATGAAAATTATAAAACTGTTGAAACTGACGATAAAAATGGAACTACTCATGTTCCTGGTTATGATAATGACTTAGAACTTAATGAGTATGAGCAAGAAGCTAAACAATACATTCAAGATACTCTTATGAGTTTTGCTAATACTGAGACTGCAAAGAGAGCTATTGCTAGTGGAATAGCTCCTCATAGAGCTAAGAAAGCAGAACATGATGCTAAATGGGCTGCAAAACAAGTTAAAGAGTTCATTGGATTTAGTGATATGCTTCCTAGTGGTAAAGATACTTGGTATGAGAAGATTGATTACTCTGAGGATAGAACTATAGATATGCCTATGTTAATAACCCAACTTAAAAATAAGGAGAGTGTTGACTTGGATAATATTCGTAGTACTAAACCAAAGAGAGAAACTTATTCTAGCGATGAAGCTTACGAAAAAGATTTAGAAGCTTATCAAAAACGTATTGATGAAGCAACTAAGAAAAACGAAGAAATACATCAAAAACTTCTTGATAGAGATTATATTGGTGCTATTCAAGATTTCATTAGTGCTGCCGGACATTATAATGCTATTCAAGACAATAAACAATTATTGTTCTATACACATAGAATGTTAGGTAAAATGAAAGCTTATGATACTAATCTTGGTTGGAATAATTTACGTAAAGATAGTCAAACTAGTACAAGCGATGAAACTTCTTATATTGAAAAAGCTGATACTCGTCTTCAAGAACAATTTGATAATTGGGTTCGTAGATTAGTTTATGACCAATATAAAATACCTCAGAATAAATTAACTAGAACTGCTAGTATGCTTCAAAGTTTTACTAGTGCTAAATTTATGATGTTAAATATTACTGGTGGTATTGGTAATATAATTGTTGGTGAATCTGCTATAGCTGGAGAATATATAGCTAAAGAGTACTTCACTCCTACAGGTTGGATAAAAGGAAAGAACATGTGGAGACAAGCTATTCCAAGCTTTATTAGAGGTATGGCTAATGAAGATAGTACAACTCTTGCTGATGCTCTTGTTAAGTTTATGAATATTGTTGACTTTGATGAAGTTAATAATAGACCTACAGTACATCTTGATGCTGATACTATTCTTAATAAGATTAGAGACTTTATGTATAGTCCTAATAGTATGGGTGAGCATTTCATGCAGAATGGTGCTATGTTTAGTATGTTCTTTGACAATAGAATGGTTAAAGTTCCAGATGCTGAAAGTAATGGAAGACTTGGTTATGAAGCTATGACTTGGGAACAATATAAAAATAAGTTCCACGAATATGCTATGAAGAATATTATTGTAGGTAATGATGAACTTCTTAATAAGTATGAAGAATTTAAGAAGAATATTCTTGCTGACGATAATAAGAAGAAAGAGTATATTTGGAATCGTAGAGATATTAATACTGAGTTTGCTAATGTATATCTCACAAAGGAACAGAAGAAACAATTTATCGCTGAAAGAAAGAAACTTGAAAAAGAAGCTAAAGTTAAGTTTGAAGAACTTCCTACAGTAATGGACCAAATTGACCTTAAAGATGGAAGACTTGCTTTTAAAGAAGGAAGTATTCTTGCTGAACTTCAAGCTAAATCTCAAGATAAAGAAGTAGGTGATGGTTATATGTTCCTTGGATATATGAAAGGCAAAGTTATTTCAGTTAATAAGAAGATTCATGGAGTATATGATAAATTTGGTGCTGCTCAACTTGAAAAACAATGGTGGGGTTCATTAGCTATGCAGTATCATAAACATATCTATCCTGGAGTTATGAAGCATTATCGTAGAAAAGGTTATTTCAATGAAGAAAGAGGAACTAAAGAAGTAGGTTGTGCTCCTGCTTTATTTGATTTCCTTACTACTCCTATTAGACAACTTAGATATAAAAAAGAAATGTCTGATGGACAAGTAGGAGCATTAGAAAGTCTTCAAGTACTTCTTAAAGGTTATGCTGAGTTTGCAATGAACTTACAAACTAATTGGCAATTAATGCCGAAATGGCAAAGAGCAAGTATTGAACGTGCTGCTGGCGATGTAGTTGGTGCTCTTGGTGGTATTTGTACTGCTCTTGCTGTTCGTTGTATTTGGGACGATGATGATTTAAAGAATAGTCTTTGGGGTAATCTTATGCTTTATGAAGCTGATGATTTAACTACTCAGTCAATGATGTATAACATATTATTCTTACCACAACAGTTTGACCAATTATGGTCTAGTCCTATTGCAGGTGTAACTGCTGGTAAAGATATAATGGCTGCTTGTAATAATATTGCTGCTTATGTAATGGATGATGACTATGACCCTAATTATACTAGTGGTCGTTATGCAGGTCAAAACAAGATTCTTGTTAAACTTGGTCGTCAAATTCCAATTTACAGAAGTCTTAATAATCTTGCTACTCTTGATAAAGCTAATAGTTATTATAAGACTGGTGATAATCTTCTTACTTTGATTAATGTCAAAGATTGGGCTAACGATATTAGAGGTACTAGTAGTTTAGAACGTTAAATCATTAAATCCACCCCGTAAATGGTATTGTTGGTAGCATTCTACTAATAAGAATTAAATAAGACCTTTATCTGTTGGAGATATTAATATTAATAGTATCTTTGCAACAGATAAAGGTTTTCCTGTTTTTGCCATGAAATTACTACAGATGTATGCGAAACTTTATTGCTCTATGGTGTAATGGTAGCACTACAGATTTTGGTTCTGTCAGAGCAGGTTCGAATCCTGCTAGAGTAACGTATATTATATGTCATGAAATGCTTGCTAAATTAATTGTTTATAGAGTTTTTAAATGCTGTTCAAGGTAATACTTATGAAGGTTCTGAGCTAGATAGTCGTGATGACTGTCTAGCTCTTTTTCGTTTAATGTGTTATAGTGTGTTGCTTAATGAATAAAAAAAAGAGTAACTCATCCTCACGGACAAGCTACTCATAGTGAAACAAAACCGATGCAGTCACTACTGCATATACTTAAACATAAATTCTTATAACATGGAATACAAATATCAAAAACATAAGTAATATTTTAATTTCTTTCGTAAGCAGTCAAATAATTAAAGTAGTATGATTAATCGACATTAATATGTAAGTTGCTTAGAAATCATTTATTATGTAATTGTGGGAGTTTCCCACTAAGTTTGGTATAGATTAAACTCGTATGCCTGGAGCTGAAATAAGACTGACAAGTAAAAATGATTATTAAATAAATTACACTTTAAATGACTTCTAAGCTACTTTAAGATTACGACTGAATAACTATTCAGAAGAAGAGAATTAATGCGACAGAGGAGAATTTAAATTCCTCAAGAATGCAGCATCATTTTGAAACAATCTACTGCCATATAATTAATTAGCTTCTTATTTAAAAGGAGCTTTAATTATATTACCATTACCGTCAAGATAAATAACACTATCTGTATCATATCCATCATTTGTAGAATCAACATCATTAATTTCATAGAAATCATCATTAATTCCGCAACTATCTATACTTACAGGTTTATTATTAGAAACTTTATTGTAACTACAAGCACCAAGTCCGGCAGCTACAATAACAAGTATAAGTATAGCTATATTCTTATGTTTATTATGATTTGGATTCATAATGATTTTAAATTAAAAACTGCTAGTACTTTCACAAGCACTAGCAGCAACAACGGAAGAAAAATTTCAGTATTTATTTTAAATACAAATCTATATACCTCTGTATACAGTTCACATGAGTACTTCCAACAAATTTAAATGTTACATTATCATCTTCAAGAAATATTGTAGTAGGATAATCATAAGCTCTATACTTATGAATAAGTCTTTTAGGAAGCTCTGCAAAATCTTTAATTTCAAGAGCTATTTCTTTAGATGATTCAGCAATAACAGTCTGAGTATTATTTATTGCTATAGAACAACCAAGACAATTCTTAGTCGTTATTATCAGGATTTTTCTTTTCATTTATCTCAGCTACTTTTTCATAATAAGAACCATCAGGAGTAAAATGAACTCCTTCATTGTTAAGAATAGTCTCATAAGTCTTTGCAGTATTCTTCAAATCTCTGAGAAGCAAAGCAAGATTAGCAAAAGATACTTTACCAACTTTATCACTATTCTTAGCGTTTTCGATAAACTTAGCCACATTGTTAACTTCGATAGCAGTATGTGCGTGCTGCTTAATCATTTCTGATACCCACTTTTTCATATTGTTTACTATTTAAATTATTAATTATTTCTTTGCGGTAGAACCAAAAGCTCCATCACCTCTATCAGTTATACCAAGGTCTTCAAGATTCTCAACTGTTTCAAAACAAATTTGTCTATGATGAGGAATCTCAAGTTGACCAATAACATCACCAACTTCAATAGGTTTTGCATTAGTTATAATGGAACGGAACACAACAAAAAATTCTCCACGATAACTTTCATCACCAGTACAAGGAGAATTAGGTATTACGTAACCCATCTTAGTAATACGTGAATTAGGACGTAAAGTAAGTGAATCACGATATTCAGTAGCAACGTGAATACCTGTTCCACACTTAACACGACCATCTTCTGTAATCTCAACACTAGTTGCAATTACATCACAACAAGCGTCTGTAGCATGTCCATAAGCGTGACCGTCTTTATCACCTTCACTCATATAATGAGCATACGTTGGAATTTGTGCTTTAACTTTAGGGTCAAGCCAAATTTTAACTGGAACAAAATCAATAGCTGTACGAAGAGCTTCTTTAAGTTCTTTTTCAGCCATTAATCTGTTGTCTGGAGTTTCTTTAAAAGCATTTGCATAATTAATAAATGCATCTGCAATACGATTACTTAATTGACTCATAATTTAATTATATGTTATTTGTAATACATTAGTATCAAAATTATAAACTATAGCATCATATTCGTTTATCCATAATTGTTTACTATTATTGAATCTATCTTTAGTAGTTTCACAATTACGTTTAAAAGCATTAGTACTACATCGTCTAATAACAAGAGGATTTAATAGATAATATTTAGAATCAATATCAAAATTATATCCATCAATACCTTCTATATCTTTCCAAGCAATCATAACACCAGCTTTAATTAATTCTTTAATTGCATCTCTAACTCTATCTGGAGTTTTAGCATTAACTAAACCGGATTTAATTACTTCTTTTGTAACTATTCTAAAACTAGTTTGATTTTGACTAAGTTTCTTATAAATATAATAAGCTACTTGAGTTGCAGTTTTAGAACAATGTACGGCTATTTCAGGAGCAAAATATGTTCCTGCTCCTTTAAACACATCATAAATAGTTTCTACATCTTGTAGTTTACCATCTATTTTAGTTCTAGCTTTACCTGTTGCTTCAGCCATAATTGTTTTATAATTTATAAAAGTAATCATAGTATTATAAGTATTGTATACATCATCAACGCTTATGCAAATATACAAAAAAAGTAGGTTGCTATCACAACAACCTACATTTTTTAGCGTTAAATAATGTTTAATAAACTAACACTCAATATGTTACAACGTACCTATATAATATATAATACAGCATATTAATGTTAGTTGCTATGATTATCACTACAAAGATAAGCATTATTATCAGTATTACTACTAACAATAAGTAGTTTAACTATAGTTTAACCACTAACATCTTCTACGGGGCGGATTTAGCTGCTTCTAGTATTCTAACACTAGTAGTTACTCTATCCTCCCCGTAAAGGAGTGTATCAATAGTTATATAGTTCCATTCTTAATGAATTTACCCATTCTTTAGCATCATTAACGTCATCAAATACTAAAGCTTCTGGAACATTAGGAATACCTTTATTTTCATCAATCATAATAGTGTAATTTACAACACTTTGGTTAGTATCAGCATAACTATTTACAGCACTAACTGTACCAACAAAGAATTTACCACTAATATGACTAAAAGCTAGTACCTCATCACCAACTTTGTAATGAGGTACTTTAAATTGATTTTCTTTTCTATTAAAATTAACTTGCATAAGCTACAACAGCATTAAGTGCTTTATTCATATTATTATTAGCACTACCCCAAACAAGACTATTCATACGTTTCTCACCTCCAAGATTAGCAACATTACAATAGAAACCAGTTACAGCATTATATGCACCCCAAGCAGTACCACAAATATCTTTCTGACCGATACCATCATTATAGTAATCCATCATATTATAAAGTTGATTAGCTTTACGAGAAGATATTTCAACTGCTTCAAGAAGTCTATAATCACGAGCAACAAGTCTAGCATAACCTTTATTAGGGTCGTACTGATTAATTCGTTCAATCTCAGCAGGAGTAAGTTGTAATTCACAAAGATACTTGTAAACATCTTCATCGCTCATCTTAATAGTAGTAAGATGACGATAAAGTTCTTGAGCATCTAAAGCATGAGAACAAGCAACTTTAAGTACTTGACCACCAAGTTCAAGTTTCTCTTTTATAGACTTAGTATGTCTAAGTCTAATATGACAAGAAGCTTTATCCAAAGCACCATTAAGCATATTAGTACAAATAACACGAACAGGAGTAATCATAATATCTACAGATGAACCACCATCATGTCCATTACTAAACACAAGATAATTATCTATAACATCTTCTCTACTTACAGAAGTTTGTACTGGTAGTTTAGCACTAACGTAGACTTTCTCTCCCATATTAAGACAAGCAGCTTTATCCCAAATTGCTTTACCTTCACCAATAGCATTATTAAAGAAATTGAAAGCATCCACATTTTGAACTACTTCATACTTATCTTTAACTATACCTAAAGGATAATTACAATCTGTACGATAGGTAGCATAAGCATTAGCACACTCACGATAAATGTTACCATCATGTACAAAAGCGTCTTCACCTAAATCGTTATTACTGCCTATTCTAAAAGGCATTTTACCTACAAGTTCACACTTTTGAACAGACCAATCAAGACCTGCTTTCTTCATTACATCTTGTGCAGTTACACAATCAGATACATCTTTACCAATAGCCCAGGGAAGACCACCACGATTAAATTTACTCATAACTCAGCGTTATTAAATTGTTAAACATTAAATTAAATATTATCAGTAGGAGGAAGAGCCTCTTGATTATCTTTATAATCAGGATTTAAATCATTAACGTTCCATGTATCACGTACTACATTTGAAACAATAAGTTCTACACTAACTATATGTTTCTTTAGTTCTTTACCATTATATTTAAGATATGAAGCGCTACTTGTAGCATCAGATAAATCTTCTGCTAAAATACTAACATTAAGAAAAGTATTAGCTTTTATTTTAATATTTGTTTTAATTAAATATACATTATACATAACATTACCATTTTATTTTAATAAGACGTTATATTTATAATATCTAAAGATGAATCATATTCTACATTAGCAGCATATACATCATCAACCATAACTTGACAGTCTCCATTAGTTTCTTGGAGACTGTTAAGTTTTTGTATTAATTCTGAAACTCTCATGTTATTTGATAGTTAAATTATCGTTTTCAACAACTTCAGCAATATTGGAAACACAACCATCATCTTTAATTTTAACTTTCATAAGTTTCTTATCGATACTAGGTTTAAATTTCCAACCATCACGATTAACAGCTCCGATATTAGTCATAAGCTGATAACCATCACCCTTGAGAAGGTCTGTAAGTTTAACTGGAACAGTAACCTCAATATTAACATCATCAAGGTCTTCTATGTCAATTTCACTACATTCGTAATTACCAGAATCTTTAGCAGTATTAACAATAGCATCAAGTAATGCTTGTTCATCTACAGAAGAGTTCTGATTAAGAGTACCAGTATATATACCATTAGCAAAAGTTACTTTAAGCATATCATTAATAGCTTCAAGTTTCTTACTATTAACTTCAACAGTTTCACTTTTACGAATAGTTACTTTACCAGTACCCCAATCAATCCACTTCTTACCTTTCTTATCTTCTGTACCATACTTTTTAATAGCAAAGAGAACAAGATTAGTAAGACCTTTAATTGTATTCTCTTTAGACTTCTTGAGCTTAGCAAGTCTATCAGTCTCAGACTTAATAGCAAGAATATCAGCATTCAAATTATTAATAAAGTTAGTTATATTCATAACTTTATTAGTCATTTCTTGACCGTTAATTTCAAGCTTTTTTTCCATTTCTGGAGTTATTTCTCCACCTGCTTCTTCTATCTCATCATAAAGAGAATAAAGTTCTCTATCAATATCGAAAATACTTTTTGACATATTGCTTAATTATTTAATTGTTAAATCTACATCTGCTCTATGAGTAATTTTACCATCTTCAACAGTAGAATAATTACGACCTACAGTAACACGAACTTCAACTTCAGGATTAGCTACTTCAAAATCACTAATCAACTTGAGAATATCATTCTCTAAAGTCTTTGCATTCTTCTTAACTTCATTAATTGTCTTTTCCATAATTTATAAGTTTAAATGAGTTTCTACATTATTTACTACACACAAAGGACATTCCTCAGTTAACATATACTTAACTTCATCAGAATTATAGCCATTACTAAGTAACCACATTTCTGCTATTGTATTAGCATCAGTATTATTAGTATCTAAATCAAAGTCAGTCATATCAGCAACTTCGATTTGTCCATATTATAATTTAATATACTTATCCACATAATTATTCAGGATATACTTGTTTAACTAATTGTTTTGCTAATTCACTCATCATAGGATGAACTTTTCCACTAACTTGACTACTACGTAAAGCAATCCAATGTTCCCAATCATCAACAAAAGCAGTATGAACTACTTGAGTTTTAGTATTAAGAGGAAGAATTTCTCTAGCTTGTTGTGCAGTCCAACCAAGTTCACGAGTTTTACGATAAACTAAATCACAAATTTGAAGACCATAAAGGAACCAATCTGCAGCAATCCAATTATCTGTATTTTTAGCTTCAATAAGATGAACAGATTTATCATAAATTTCTTCATCACTATAAAAACCGTTATTATAAGTAGTTACGTTAAACTCATCATTAGTATCTATAGTTTTAATCCAAGGAAGTTTAGCAACAGTTATTCCATTACCAAATTTACCTTTGTCATAAGCACAATATCTAGTACTTTCTTCACTGACACTATTAACTCTATGACGATTAAGTTCACGACTAGCACCAATATCTGTTATAAAACAAACAGTAGTTCTTGGCATATAATAAGGACAATTAGGAGTTGTATCTATAAACTCAAGAGTGTCAATAGCATAATTTTCTATTATTACTCTAAGATTTGTAGTAACATAAAGATAACCATCATGATTATTTGTTCTACTATATTTATTATGCTCATATACCCCTTCCCACATAGCAGCAGCTCTAGGCATGAAAGTAGGAAATTTAAGATGAACTGTAGCATGTTCACAACAACTTAAATGAAGACTTGTTAAATCTACATCACCATAAGCATTTGGAGCAAGTATTCGTTCATATGGATTCTTAGAATTAACCTTAGTGAGATTGAAGAAATCATGTCCTTTAAATATAGTTCTAAGAAGAAAATCATAAGCATTTTCATCTTTATTTTTAGGAGTACTTTGATAGCAAACACGAGCACATCTAGCTATATGTTTAAAAATAGCATCAAGTGTATAACCTTCTTGTTTCCAAACTTCAACACTAGGATTTACAACTTTAATCATATTATTTACTTTTTACGTTTAACAAAATCTGTTCCAGCTTCATAATCTTCATGAGATATAGCAACTATATTCTCTTTATGTCCGCTAGTAACAGGAATTTCTTTATCATCAGCAGATAAATTATATACATATCCATCTTTATCTTTGCAAAGATGTTCAAAACCATAAGCAGCTATAATTTCATTAGTTACATCTTTCTTACTGGTTTCTTCGATAAGAATAAGTTTATCTGTTTTAACAAGAGTAGAAATATCAATGAAAGATTTCTCTACACCCCCCGTAAAAGGTATTGTAGGTTCGTGTCCATTATCATTAGCTTGCCAAGCTAATAACATATTACAATAATTACCTAAATCTTGAATAGTATCAAACATACTTTCATCTTCAACATTAGGATTACTGTAACCTTGAAAATCATCTTCAATAAGATGAACCAAACGATTAGCTTTATCATACATTCTAGCTAGACCATATCTATAGCCTAGTTTATCACAACCTTTATTAAAAGCATTACCATAATCAGCATTCTTTTTAGCCATAAGATTAAGCATTTTGTTTTGCTGGTCACGTAATGCAACAACTTCAGGAGTTACAAGATGCTCTGGAACTACTTCATTAAGCACCGCTTTCCAATGCTTTAAATCACTTTCTGTCATAATTATTATTTTATATAAGTAGGATTTGTTATAAGACCTTTATCTAAACACCATTTAAAAGCAGTTCTAATAACTCGTTCTGGAGTAATACCGTTAATACAATAAAGAGAATCTCCTTCTTCACCTATCCAATCAATTATATATTGAGAGTCAAATTTATAAAGATGAGGGATATATCCACAATCTTCTTCACATGCTATAAAATTATTAGCTTTTTCTTTTATTGTAATACATGGAAGTTGAACAAATAATAGAAAATTATCAGCAGCTTCAAAATCAGTTTTTAATTGAATATGAAGTCTTCCTACAGCATCTCCTACAACATCTGTTATAGGGAATATTTCTCTTTCTAGTAATTCATTAGGAATTTCATGAGCCATTCCTTCATAAATACTAATTGAATAATGAGAATCTTTTGGGTCTGTTTCTTCAAGTACAATTAAAGCATTATGAGAAATAGTCGTACCAATAGCATTTTTTAATTTCATAATTGTTATTTTATTAAGTTAAATATCTAACGTTCCAAATGTTTTATAATAAATATTATTCTAAATTGCATGATTGCGAATAGCATAATAAAGAAACATTAAAGCTCCTATTATTATATAAGGTACAATAAGTACTAAACAACCAAACAAACCACTATTGTAATCTTCATTAGTCATATTATTAAGTTATTTAATATTTTAATTTTGTTTCTAACGAATTAAATTTATTTATATGAATAACTAATAAGCGAGTATGATAAAGCCGCTCACGTACGAAGTAAAGTGGAAATCTACCACATCTTCTACGGGGCGGCTCTAGTAGTTTAATGTTATATGTTCAACTGATACACTTCACCATCAGATTGAGCATCAACAAGTTTAACTTCAATATTAGCATCTACAGTCATAGTATTAAGAATAGAATCTTCAATAACTTCTTTAGGAATAGAAAACTTTAATCTACTATAATTATCTTTATTAGTTATACTAAATCTACCATCAGTATTATACATACTAATAGCTAAAAAATAATCATTTCGTTTAATACTTTCGTTCCATCGTTGTAAGAACTTATAGAACATTCTAAACTTTATTTCTCGACTATATAGTCTTTTAAACTTTGGAGAATACCAAGTTTTATGTTTATCTAATTCTTCTTTTACATTATCATAAGCATTTAAATTCATTATTGTATCTACTTTTGAATATCAACTAACTTACAATGGAAGGGCACGTTCTTAACACCCGACCTTTCACGAAACTCACAAGTTGCAAGTTTACCAATAAAATCTTCTTTATGTTTAAGAATATATTCTTGTCTTGAATGGTCAAAATTACCAGTAGCTTCAAACAGTTCATCATTAATGTCATTTTTAAGAACAAACTTACAAAGTGTAGTTCTAACTCCTTCAGGAATAACATCAACAATTTTGAACTTTGCGTCATCAACTCGTTTATATTTAAGCATAGCTAAATTACGAGCACCAAATTGATAAGCAGAATTAATATCACGAACAATAAGACCTTCAAAACCAAGACTAATAAACTTATCTCTGAATTTTGTAGCATCAGCAATATTACTAATAGTAATATCAGGCAATAATATGAGTTTACTCTTGTTATTAAGATGCTGTTCGTAAGTATCAAAAGTATAACATAGTCTACTTATGTTATCAATCTTAAACTTACGTCTAGCTTCATAACTCATATTATCAATAGCAATATCATAACACCAATATTGAAGAAGTAGATGTTGAGGAAGCTTTTCATTCTTAACAAAACTATTAATATCATTTACTTTATAACCAGGAATATAAAGTTCACCATCAAGGCAAGCTCCTTCTTCAATCATAGCATCAAGTAAATCATCTTTAATAGCTGGAAGAATTATTTCATTCATCCAAGTAAGTTTAGGAGTCCAATCAGTACCTTCTCTAGAACGATAAGTAAGTCTAACAGGATTAAACATGTCATTAGTTTGTTCAGCACCAATAATACATCTAACACCATTAATTTTATACTGACCTAAATAACTACGTTTATCAAAAGGTTTATTATCTTTAAGTACTTTTGCAAGCATTGGAAGAACAAAACCTTCATCAGTAGTATTATTCTTTGGGAGATAAGTATCAAGATACTTAATTAAACTAACATAATCAGGAAAACTTTCAGGAGCATTATCTTTAAGTTCAGAAACTTCTTTATATCCTTCTTTACGTTTAGCTTTAATACGAGACTCAATTTCGTTACCTTTAACTAACTTTCTAGCAACTTCTTCATCATGAATAGTAGCTCCAGCTACTAAACCATATTTCAAAGATATGTTACCATTTGGAAGTTCAGATATATCCCAAAATTGAGGTTCTCCTTTTGCGTTTCTTTTATAAAGTCTCATAAGTTAATTTTTAATTTACTAATAAGTTTAGCTCTAGCTTGAGCATTTAACTGAGCAGCGCTTTGAGTTTTCTCTTTCTTAGGTTTCTCAAAACCTTCAAGAGTTCCTTCTTTAGCTTTCTTTCTAGTAGTACAAGTAGTCTTTTTTAAACCTTTCTTCTTATCATATACGATAGGAGGATTATCTTCTTCATATTTAAGATTACGTTTATGTAAAGCTACAAGTTTAGAAACATACTCGTCTTTCTTATTTTCATCAATCCAACCTTGTTGAAGAGCATAATCAATTCCAATAAGAGTACGAGTAACTTCATATCGATAAGGAGTACTTATAGTTTGCATCATTCTCATATCATCTTTAATACGAGAACAATCAAGACGAACACAAGCTTTAGCAACAAATTCATCAGCACCACAAGTATTAATGTCTTTGACAGCCATAGCTTGAACTTGTTCATCTACTATCATAGTATAAGCTTTTGGAAATCTTACCATTGTTTAGCTATTAATCTAAATATTACAACTTTATCTGGTTTACCTAGACGACCATGAGCATATTGAGCCATAGCACCAATATCATCAGTCTCTCTAGTTTGATACATTTTTGTAGGAGTTTTACAAGTATGAGTATCATAATCGTAATTAAGAGGAATATGAACAACATCTCTAAAAGGAATTAATTCATTTAAAGCATCATAATCTTCAGTACCATCATGAAAATCTACTTCACCGTACGAAAATATATTATCACTATCCAAATCAAAAGTAATACCACCTCTAGTTATAGTAATAGCTCTACCTTTATCAAGTAGAGCTTCTTCTTTATCACTTATCCAAGTCATAAGAATACGAGTTTGTGATTTAATTTTATTACCAACTTTCTCAGTATGGCAAATCACAGTCTGATAATCTTTTGAAATAGGCATCGGTATCACTCTTATCTTTTCTGTATCGGATTTCGACATATCTAATAGTTTCTTTAATAAAAGTATCTATTTCATCATTATTGAATTTATCATGTAAATCAGCAAAATCTTTACACTCATAATTCTCAAGTCCAAATTCTCCACGAGTAATAAAAAGATAAGGAATACCATAAGTTTCTAAAAGATAATCAGCACCATCACGTCCAGTCCTATCAAAATCTAAAAGACTAACAATCATACCTTCATTATTAAGTCTTTTTCTAAGCCAAGTATATTCATTAGCTTTAAGTCTATAATTTTCACTAGGAAGATTAACAACTCCAATATTAAGAGATTTTCCATCCGCCCCGTAGAAGGTATGTTTGCTTAGATGACTACCTAAACTTAATCTATCTTTACTAGACTTAGTTATAATAATATAATCATAATCTTCTCTTTCTAGATTAGGAAGACCTTCAAGTACATTACAATTAGTTACAAACTTTAATTCCTTAGTTCTATCACGTAATGGAAAATATAGTTTAATAAGATATACTCCAGATTTATTACGACCAAGCATATAAGCATAACAAGGGTCATTCTTAGCATCTTTATATTTAGGAGTAGGATTAGTTACTCTATCAATATAATACTGTTCAACTGGAATAACAAAATGAGTATTAAGATAATTCAAATCTACATTTAATTTAGCCCATATAGCTTTATCTTGACGATTCCAACTACGAGGAACAATTTCAATAATAGCTTTTTTATTACGAGCTTTAACGAGAGCATTCTTTATAGATTCGTCTACATCATAATCATTAATATGATTATCAATTTCATACGAAAACGTTCTATAAATATGAGTTAGTACAAAATAAAAATCTTGTTTATTATTTGTACTAATTGGTCTTTCATATACAATACTTAGTACGTAAGCTACAGTATCATATATATCCATAATTTCTCCTGTTCCACCAAAATCTCTAACTTTTAACTTGCCATGAGCGTTATATTTAAAACCCATAGAAGCATCAGTATCATCGTCTCTAAACACAGATTTTATAAGTCTATTATGTTCAATACAATCTCTAACTACTTCTAATGGTATATCTAAGTATTTACTTACAATTTCTTCTTGACTTACTCTAGATTCTATAAAAGCTTTTGTAAGTTTACTTGTGTTAGCATTACGTTTCATATTGATAAAAAAATAGGGGCAACAACAGTATTACTACCATCGTTACCCCTTAGAACATTAAACTTTAGTTGAGAATTAGTAGACAAAGAGATAACTCTTCACTTATCTACTTAGAATGGAAGGTCATCTGTAGCAGTTGGGTCAAATCCGGCACCAGCAGGAGCACCACTAGCAAACTCACCACCAACAGGAGGAACTACAGAACCACCAGTCATACTAGGCATACCAGGAATACCAGGAACACCAACAGTAGGAGTCTTATTAGTCTGCTTAGGAGTAATACTTTCCTTAACCTTATCGATAGCAAGAATAACAGGAGGAAGAATCTTTCCTTCCTTCATCTTAACTAGTTCGATAGCACCAGAACCAACAAATGCAGTAAACTGCAAATCTTTGCTCTTATCGACATCTACCCAATCACCTTTACGATTACGAGTAGCACGAAGCAACTTAATCCAACAAGAAAGAGGTTTACCATTACCATCCTTAAAGCAAGGCTTAGCAGTAGCACCATCAGCAAGATTAAATTGACCATTGAGCATAGCAGCAACATTCTCAAAGATATGACGATAACCATTAAGAACATCTTGTGCATCTACTGCATTATATTCCAAATTATCATTCTCATCTTCAGTATAATCTTCAAATGTAAGAGTGAGAGCATCTTCCTCATCAGGAGTTAACTCACGACCTTTAAGATAAAATACATCAAGAAGATGCTTTGTCCAATTAAGAAGAGCATCTACTTGCCAAGCATTTTTACCACCAGGAATAGTATCAACATTACTCTCAACTGGGAAGAAAGTCTTAGTAACATAACGACGTTCCTTAATATTCTCATGATTGCTAGCAAAAGTAACCACAAGACGAGGCATCTTAAGACCAGCAAAAGAATTACCTTCTCCACTCTGAGACCACTCTACACTTACAGAATCAAGATGAGCCATAAATAAACCATTAGCTGGGCTAGCATCTTTCTCATGAAATTTAAGACGAGCAGCAGCTACTGTGTCATTACTAATACCTCTACGATTCTTCTTTGCAGCACCATTTGCAACTGCTGCTGCTTCTTTTGTTACATCTGTCATAACTTAATTAAGTTTTAAAACGATTATATTAATTGATTAAAAAAGGGAACTGATACGCTCAGTTCCCTATAATAAAAGCGAATGAATATCTAATGAATGAACTAATTATTCAGCAGATTCAGCAGCCTTATTAGCAGCTACACGAGCAGGCTTCTCATCAGTATACTCACTAAGAGGATAATAGATAACGTCAACAATCTTATGACCATCGTTGAACTTACCTGTTTCACCAGCCTTAACATCAACAGAGAATACACGCTTCAAAGCAGTCTTATCTTCCATATCAGCTTTAAGCTGCTCCCAGTTGTTTGTATCAGAGAAAGTAAGCTTCAAACCAGTACCAACTGCATTGCCACTAGCAGCAAGCTTACAACCACTGAATGCCTGGGTCTGTGGACTCTGCATCTCATCAACTGTATAATGCTCCTTAATCTCGTCATCTGTAGCATCCTCATTAAGGTTGTAAGCAGCAATGAGCTGAGCACGATTAGCAGCAATGATAGCATCAACATTCTCATCATAGAGCTTCTTCTTCTCTTCCTTAGTAAGACGAACAGCTACAGTAGCTTCTGAACCATCCTTCTTAAACATAGGAACACCCTTAGCAATATACCAAACAGTAAGAGACTTAATACAAGCTTCTACACCCTCAGAAGTCTCAAGGTCGAAACCATTATTCTTAGCATACTCCAACAAATCGGCATTTTCCTTAGCCATTACAAGTGCTTCAACATCAGCGATGTTATTAGCAAACATAATGTTATCACCAGCCTGCAAACCAAGAGCCTTAGATACAGAACCTGTAATAGCAAAACCACCCTTAGTAGTAGCAACAATAAGCTGAGGCTCAGCATTAACTACACTACTCTTAACACCACTTGCAACTGCTGAAATACCGAATGATAAACCGTTAATCTTCATAATTTTAAATATTTAAATTGTTAATAAAATAATTATATAGTATAATACTATTTACACACTAAATTGTTCCTTATTCTGGAGAAACTTCACCATTAGAAATTTCTTCAATATTTACAAAGTCTTCATCATTAGGAACTGAATTGGCAAAGACTTCGGATAATTCATCGTCTGACATAACACCCATAAGAATATCACTAGCTATATCACGAGCACCATACATAAAAGCACGATGTCCAATCATAATACGAGTATATTTCTTAAAAGTATCTTTAGTAAATAAGTCAGCCGTATTAGCTTCTGTATAAGAGAAATGTCCTACAGCATGAGTTTCAACTACTTTACCATATATTCTCTTAAACCTAGTAAACTTATATTCAGTAACATAATCTGTAGGAGTAGCCTGAGTTCTAATAACAGGAAACTTACCTTCTTGAGCTACTTTCATAGCTTGTGGTAGATTAATGCACTTAATACATTGTTCGTTAATTTGAAATTCGTTGTATACTCTACCTTTTAAATCTTTATAGTATTTAAGAGGATAAACACCAACTATTTCATCGTCTGTTTTACTTTCAGCTTCTGCTTTGGTACGACATTTAACACAATACTGTGGAAGTAGTGTCTCGTCATAAACATTATTGCCATCAGTATACTTATACTGAGGTACATAATCTTTAGTAGTTTCCCAGACTATACCTGCCCTTGACAACAACGCTTTGACGATATGAACATCAACACCGGTTTTACCATTAATTACATGGATATGTTCTATACAAGTACTAAAAGGTAATCTTAAATCTTGTGCTCTCATAAGAATAGCAAGACCTTCATTTACACTCTTAACACCGCCTTTTTCTGTAGCAATAATCTTCTTTAGAAATACTTCTGCATTAGCAAGTTGTTTCTCATCAAGAAGATTTAGAACATGAATACCAGTATTAACATCATCTTGTCTAACAATCAAACTACGATTGCTACCATTTTCATCTTTAGTATCATTCATTATTTCAAAGAGCTTATTAGTTCGTTTTCTAATTTCTGCTGCAAAGATAAGAACTTTTTCTTAATCAACAATACAATAAGCATTATTATTATCAACTTTAACATTTCTATCAAAATCGTTAATTATTGTATGATTGATTGGAACAGTTCTATCTTCTAGTTTTTTCTCCTCTAACGTGCTTTTATAGAATAAGGTATATAATAATACCTCATTACTGAAATGAACCTTAGAAAGTCTATAGAAATAGCTCTCAATAGTATCGCATAGCGGAGAAGTGATTATAACCAAATCAATATCAACATCTAAAGACTTGTCAGGTGAAGCACCACAAGAAATTACATTTATCTTATGGCTATTCATAAGTTTCTGTGCAAGTTTCTTTTGAGCAATAACACCTAGAAGTTTAGGTTGACCTTTCTTTGGACCACTCTTTATAAGAATAGGATTTCCATAATCATCTACAGCAGGAACATTATCTACTTTATCATGGCAATTAGCACAAATTCTTTTACCAGATTTATCATTAAGATAATCAGTAACAAGATTAGCAAATTCACCATACTTGTTTATAATGAGTATATTCTTGTCTGAATTGTTATTGACTATATCTAAGATATTACTAAGTTTATCTTTAGAACTAGCAAGTTTAGTACTACGTTCTCTAATAATATTATAAATACTATCAGCACGTTCTTTAATAGCAGCAGGACTATAAAGTTTATCTATGTCTCTATTAAATTCCGAAGACATATCTAAATGATTATCCCAACCATTAGTACGAGCAATAGCATCACATATCATCATACTAGAACAATTAGTAGCACTATTTCCCAATCTAGCATACTTGATATTATCAAAGTTACCAAATATAGCTAGAGCAGTAGAAATTTCCCTATTATAATAGTTCATTTCTTTATCTAGTTCAGTATCAGGTGTTATAGTTAACCCTACCAAACAATCTTTTACGGGGCGGTTAGTTCTAACTTCATCAATAACATTTTGACTAAAGTTACCAATACTAGGAGCAACAGTATAGAAATCATCCATAGTTTTATTATCTAGTAGTTTACTAAGAATTACTAGATTAAACTTAGATTTTTCTATCATAGCTATATGTACAAAATGAAATATACTAGGATTATAAATTATAGTCAGTAAAGGATTATATTCATTAATATGTTCAGCAGCATATTCAGTAGTTAAAATCCTAAGACTTCCATTATGTATTACAGTACGAAAAGAATTATTCCATATTTCATTGTTCAAAGTAGTTAAATAATTTTCAATACTACTTCTATCTGCAAAATCTTTCACAATAATAACAATACTAGTCGTAGGAGACTTATTGTAAAGTTGTGGAAGAATATAAAGCAGAGGTCTTAGAGCATCAAAAGGAGCAGGTATTACAAAAGTACCTATTCCTTTATTCATTCTCCAAACATCAACAGCATTTAAATAAACTTGTTCTTCTGTCATTATTCTTCTTCATTATCAAATAAACTATTATACATACCAAAGTTCTTTTTTAATAGAGCTTTTCCGCTAAGAGTTTTATTCTTTGAATTACCTTTCTGATTAGGACTTATTCCAAGTTTAATAGGATTAATAATCTTATAAGCTTCTTCATAATAATAAGCATAATCTATATTACGCTCACTAATATCTTTATCATCAAGTAAATTAAGAATTTGAACTGGTTTTCCACTAGCTAAAACACTACGTTTACCAGTAAGTTTATGCTCTTTCACAATCACAACTCCTCTAGTAGATACATAGAAACGAACATGAGGTTGACTACGAACTTCGACACGTTTTCCATCTACTACTTTTTCATAAACAACTTCAAACTGTTTACCAACATTTTGAGTTTTGCAAAAATCAAGAATATCTTTATGACTACAAAGAGTTTCCATTACAGATGTACCATGAGCAAAATACTCAAATACAGCAGTAGCTACAATAGGCATATCATAACCTTTTTTAAGGTCTTTGATATATTGCTTTGGGTCAAGAGCACCTTTATACTCAAGTTTATCGTTACTTTGAATATCAAAATAATTATTAACATTAAGACTAACAAGCATCTTGTAATGTTCATCATCAGCAGACATTCTATTAGTCTCATTCCATTCCTTACAAATTTGATTATAAACGTCAATTTTATCATAAGGAAGCTTTATAACGATACCATCTGTATTAGCACTAACAACATGTATTCCAGCAAGTTCAAGAGATTCACAAAGAGTCATTGTCATTAACTGACCATTAATAGTAACTCTCATTTGTGCAAGTCTATCATAAAGCCAATAATTTTCATAACCATATTTACCACAAATAGCATTGATTACAATCTTTAATGCTTCAGCTGCTAGACTATTATGTACGCCAGGAACTACAAATCCATCTTCATCCTTAGTATGTTTACACTTAACACGCGTTTGTTTAAAGTAATTTACCATGTTTACAAACACCTTAGTATTAAGATGTTCAGGTACTACTTCATAACTAATCATTATACTCGGATAGTAGGATGTATAATCATGATGAACATAAACATATTTATTAGTACTTTTAAGTATTACAGGTTTGTCTTGAGTATGAATACCTCCAGTAGCTAGAGTATATGTTGTACCATAAAAATCTATTTCACGTACAAAACTATCTTTATTAGTTCTATATATTACAACTTTCTTCATTTCTTCAAGTAAATCTTGAAGTTGTTTAGTTTTAAACTTAATATGAGGAAATATAATACGTTTAAACGATAAAGCAGTTCTTTGAGTACGAAGATTTTTAAAAGCATCTTCTTTAAGTCCACTACGTTCAGAATAGAACTTATTAAGAAGTTTATCAGCAATATTACTTCTAGCGCTACATAGAAGATTAAGTTTAAAAGCATGACCTAGACTATATCTAAGTTTAATCTCATCAGGCTTTTGTCTAGCTATCTCGCAAACAAGAAATACATCATTCTTATTATAATGAAGCATAGGTTTTATATATTTAGGCATAAGATACCTATTAAAATCAGCAGTAAACAAATGATTTAATTGTTCATTTGTCATACCTTTATATTCATCTTTTTTCCTATATACATCACCTTCTTCATCATCTATTGGAGGTAGCTTAAAATCAAGAAGATTATACCATTTAAGATTAATACTAACTTGCTTCAAACTTTTACCATACTTCTTACGTTCACCAGTATCTTTATCTACATTTACTCCAGCAGAATTAAGAGCATAAACTTTAAATAAATCAACAGTTACATAAGGTAATCTATACTTACGAATAACATTAAGTAGAGGGTCATTCCATAAAGCATCTTTATCATCTTGTAGAGACATTAGTTTATTATTCACTTCTTTAAGAAATGAACAAAGTTGTTTACTAGTATCAAAACGATTCCAATACATAAGGAAAGCTCTAGTCATCATATCATCATAAACTTGATTGTTATAGCCAAATAAATCATATCTGTCTACAGTACCATCATCTTTAGTTATAGGACGCATCTTCTCAAAGAAGTCTATCAGTTCTAACATCTGTGAATCATCTGTATCAGTAACATAAAATATCCAACTCTTTACACTATCAAGTCTAGACTTAATTTCTTCAACTGTTAAAGTATCAGTTAAAGCACCTTTACAATCTGCAAATTTATCAAGATAATCTCTAACGTCTACAAAAGTAAATGAAATCATATTCTCGAATACTTCTAAGTCTACAGCTAAACTATGAATCATTTATCAATTTAATTATTTCCATTCCATTATAATTATTATCTTTATTAGCAGTAAGCCATTTAACTAGACGATTACGAAATTCATCGTATTTATTATCATCTATAAACTTAATAAAAGGAGAGTAATTTGTACTGTAAACATAAGGAGCTATATAATATAGTTTATCTTTACCTTTAGTAATATCAAAACCAAAATTAGTAGCAGCATTACCAAGAAGCATTATTTTCTTGATATTATTAATTCTAATATCATCAAATGTATGAAGCATACATTTAGTAGCTATATATTTATTTACAGGACAACGTTCATCAAGCTTACAACGAATAAGAGGAACAATATAAGGGTCTAGTTGTTCTAGACCCCACGTAAAGGATGTGATAGTTTCCTTTACTATTTCCACATACTTACTAAAAGTCATTCCTCTATTCTTATAAGCATTATAATCAACATTAGGTACAACAATAATAATACCTGACATTGGATTACCAACACCATCAAGACATTTGCACTTAGTATTAAACATACCTAAAGCACAATTGTCACATACTTTGGAACTCATAATTACATATTATCCACGATATTAACCAATAGTAACTCCAGGGTATTTACTAATAGTCATAAGACTAGGAAAGTTACAACCATTTTCAATACGTTTACGAGCTTTAATTTTATCACTTCTTTTCATAATTAATTAATCTTTAGTAGGTTCAACATAATCTTCTACTTTATCATAATGATTAACATTATAATTATCGTAAATAGAAGCACTAAACATGTATATATTATCACGTTTACCCCAAGTTTTATCTAGTTTACGCTTATAACCATAAACACTAACTCTACCATCAATAGTAGCATCAACTTTAGCAACTTTATAATACTGACGTTTAAGACCCCAAGCATTATTAGATTCAGTTACATAAACATCGCCAACTTTGATAGGACAATTAGCAAGAATATCAGCAGAAGCTTCTTCGTCAAGAGCTTTCATTCTACTCTTGTATTCAGTTTCTATTTCTTCTTTCTTACTAATGTAACATTGTACACGTTCTTTAAAAGAAGGACTATTACTTGTATTACACATTTTATTTAATATTTTAATTTTCGATTTGAGCGCATCAAATAATTTTCGTGATTAATTAATCGACTAAACTATTCAAATTGCTTGAAACTCAACAAAATTGTCATCTGATGAATTTGGTATCACTTCAATGTTCCATTCTGCCAGCGAAAACTCAACACTTTCGTAAACATAATCAGGACGAACAACAACACCTTTATGATAATTATCATCAATAATAACAATAGTAGCATCTAAGAGAGTACCGATAACAGTACGACTATTATCTTTTTTGGTTAACTTTACAGTATCACCAAGGTTCAAATCATTTTCATCAAGAATACCATTAGATATAGTATCTTTAATTCTAGCTACATCTTGTTCTTTTTGTTTAAGAACTCGAACTAGTCTAACAAAGCTATTATTATCAATATCCATATCTCAAATACACTTTTTCTTTAGCTCTACTAACAGCAACATAAAGCCGCTTATTAATATCGCTAGCGTTAGGATAAGGTCTACCATATTTATCATAAACAATATCCATAACATCTACCATGCTTACATTGTAAGTTGAGCCTTGAGACTTATGACTACTAATAGCAAAACCATAATCTAAATCTCTATAATAAAGAATAGAACCGTCAGGTCTACCAATATTAACAAGAAGAAGACAAGATTCTTTAAACTTATAATAAGCTTTCCATTTAGCAGCACGAATATCTTTACGAGCATTCTTAGCTTGCTGAATTAAATCATCAGCAATCTTACAATACATAGCCATAGTATATTTATCTCTATGGTCTATAATAAATAATGGAGAAGTAACTTGACCACCAAATACAGCTTGAAATTTAACCATGAAACCTTTAAGTGCATATTGTGGATGAGTATAATTAGCTATCTCTTTTACAATATAATCTTCACTATTCTGAATAATTGCATCATTAAATTGGTTAACAATAGTAACATAAGAAGTAATCAAATCATTCTTAGTAATAACAGATTTTTCACTGTCTTTAATTATACTTTCTCTAATAAATTTATTCCAATTAGAAACAGCTTTATTAGTATAAGATATAACCTTAACATAATCAGTATTACGAGTAATTGCTTCATCGCTAAATTGTTTCACAACTTCTTGCTGAAATTGAGCAGAATTACAAACTACAAATCCTTTAGTCATAGTATTATCAAATTTACTACGATTATGAGATATATAATTTAGAAAGTTAAAGGTTCCATTATAAACATCACAACGAAGAAGTTCAGTAAGAGTTCTTATAGGATTATCTTCATCTTGTCGTACAATCTGTGTAAGTCTGAAAGATGTAACGCCTTTAAAAGCATAACTATCCTTCTCGTTTACGGGCGGGATTTGAGCATCATCACCACATAGTATAAGTTTAATACTATACTTCTTCATCATCTTATCAATATAAGTAACAAGACTACAATTAAGCATAGAACTTTCATCTACTATATATAGACGATAATCTTCAATCTTTATACGACCATAAGAAGCAAAAGCAACCTTGTTAATATCAAACTTTTCAATATCATAATTAGGTTTAAAACCAAAATCAGATTGAATAGTATTAACATTACAATGAGTACCTCTAATACTATTTTTAAGAACTCTACAAGCTTTATGACTTGGAGCACTTAAACCTATTTCAGAGAATGGTATATTACAATCTTGAAGTAAAGCTTTAAGAAGAAAAGTATTATGAGTTATAATATAATCTTTAGTTATAAACAATTTATCTTCATCATCTATAGAAATACAAGTAGTTTCAGTTGGATTATGAATTTCTTCAATATTTGCAATTCCTATATGATCATTATGATATACACATTTACCACTTGATTGTTTATATTGAATTTTATGTTTATTACTAGTAAATATAATATCATTAGTTTGAATATTGATACTATAATTTATATTAGTTCCTCTATTGTCTTCACTTATAGCTCCAACAATATATCCAAGACTTCTACATAATTCTACTACATTCTTTATAAGAATATTAGAACTTGTAGAAAACTTAAAACAACCTTTAGTATCAATATATCCATCTGTATCCATAAGTCCTTTAAGTAATTCTTTACGTTGCTCAATAGAACTCATAAGATATATTTCAGGTATATATTTATCTATAGATTTACATCTAAGATTGTACAACTTTAAAATTTTATCTAATTCTATAATACTATCACCATAAATAACATTTGTATAATTATAATCTTTGTGCCATTCATAATTACAATTTAAAATATTAGCAACTTTAGATATAATATCTTCTTCGTTAGAAGATATATATAATCTAGTAGTATTTCCAACAGTAGTATTATTTGTTAAACACCCATCTCCAAGAATAACACCTAAAACATAAGGATTAATAGGTAACATTTTTTCAGTATTATATACTTTATTTACTGGTATAAAATATCTATAATTACCTGTTTTCTCTTTATATCCTTTAGTATTACAATCAGAAAGTAATTCTTTGGTAGTTAAAACTTTAGAATATCTAGTATTTCCACCTCTATTTTTATAGTAACGATAATTAGCTAATTGTTTCTTAGTTCTAACTAACCAAAGATGATTTTCATCACAAATTATATTTCTACCATCAGCAAATGTAATTTTATAAACGATACACTTTACTCCTTGTGGATAAACACCTATAACTTTAGAAAAAGCATGATAAGGAGTAGCTACAAAATCTCCTACTTTTATATCTCCTATATTTTTCCAACCATTATCAGTTAATACAGGAGTATTATTAGCTAGAGCTTTACCAGTACCACCAGGACCAATCAAAGCACGCTTAAAATCTTTAGGATTATAAGGCTCATTAATAAACTTAATAAGTCCATTATAAGCTTTTGTTTGGTCATCAGTAAAAGTAAACTTTTTAGCTCTATCTCTAGTCATATTAGGAGTATTTATAGGTATAACTCCAAATGTAAGTTCATATTCATTGTGCATTATATATTCTCCTCATCATCTATTAAATGTTTAACATTATAATCATGACCAACTAGAGTTAAAATTCTATTAAATTTGGCATAAAGTTTACCATCAATTCTAACAATCCAACAAGAACAAATCCAGTTATGACAAAAAGGTACATAACGATTAGGGTCTGCTTTCTTGAATATTCTATCACTTTCACTAAGAAGTAAACTAATGTATTGTCTATTCCTTTGACCAACTCTAGTGAATATACGTTCACATTTAGTTAAATCATAAGAATCTTCAGTAAAAGGAAGAGTTACTCCATCTTTACCTACATCACTTATATTAGTATCTTTGGTAAGTCTATTAATATAATCAAAGTACTTAATACGAACAGTAAAATTACCTTGTTCATCTTGAATAACTTGACCAGGAACTAATTTAGTTAACTTCTTATTAGGAAGTACAGTTGGTGCTCTACGTTTAGTAGAAGCTTTAGGCTTAAATACAAATTTAAGCTTAGAATAATCTACATTCATTTCCTCTTATTTGTTAGTTTATGTTCTTTCTTAATCTTCTTAGCTTCTCTAGCACTCATAGCAGTATCTTCAAAATTAAGATTAGAAGGCTTAATAGTATTACTACCACGATTAAGCACATATCCACAATAATGGACAAGAAAATCAATTCTTCCCCAAGTACGAATACCAATAACTGCATTAATTGGAATGATAATATGATTACCATCAATTTTAGCAATACGTGATACACACTTTAAATCCTTTCTTTCGTCATGTTTCTTTGCCATTTTACAAAAAGTTTTAATTAATAATATTATGTTACTTCATCAATAAGATGATTATATTTTCTTTATATTATTGACAACTGCAAAATATTCTAAACCTGTATTTTCGTCAAGCTTAACTCTTACCATAGGAATATAATTACAATAACGAATGTGTTCATAAGATTTAGTATAAAGACTTACAATAGTTCCTACTTTATCATTAGCAACCGTAACTCTATCTCCTACTTTAAGAGGAATATTGTTATCTTTAAAGAACTTATTTGTTAAATTCTTAATTCTATTGTTATAATCTTTAAGAGCAGTATCTGCTTCTTTAATAAAATAAGAAACAGTTTCTTCTTTAATATTTTCCATAACTTTATTATTTTAATTATTAATATTAGAAGTTCTGCTTGGTTTTGCACCATAAGCCGTATTACTACACTTAGCAGAACTTAATTACTCTAGCCTCCCCGTAGAGAATCTAGAATATAATCATTTTCCTTTTCTAACTTATCACATACATTAATTATAAAATTAATACCAGCATGTCTAACAGCAATTATATCTTTAATTACAGTAATCATATCATGTTGACTTAGTTTCATAAGAAAATATATAGTTCTAAAACCTCTACGAGTATTAAGAGGAAAGTTATAAGGAATAATATAACCTGTACGTCGTATCATAGTCTACCCTTTCTTCTTCTAATAGCTCTACGTCTACTTTCTCTACGTTGAGATTTACCATCAGGAATACTACTACTACAAATTAAACCTGGATGTTCATCAGCTCTAACTATTATACGTTGTGTATTATAATAGTTTCTAGCATCACCTACATATAAATCTTCGTCACCCATAATTTTATACTTTAAAATCTCTTTCTATGTTAACATTACTATTATGATGAAGACTAGCAAAACGTAAATGACGTTGAATAGCAGTTTTAATACCAAGTCTTATAGTCATTTCATTATACTTATCATCTTCATCATCAACTTTAACAGTTATATTGTATTTATATAAACTCACGATTTAAATATTTTATCAAGAATATCTCTAAAATTAGGATTATCTATTACATATTGTGCATCAGCTTCATTTTTAAATACTGGATTACCATAATAAGTATAAACAGAATTTTCAATTTTACAAACTGAATAATGTGGTGCTTCTACAAATTTATAATAAGCAATAGCATAACCTACATCTTCTTTAGTAATATTATATTCCCAATCACCATTAAAATATTTAGCAATATCCATTAAATTAACTAAAGCAACTAATTTACTATCACTAAAATGTTTGATAGAATCACGATGTGTAACATGATTATTTTCTTTAGCTAACTTATATAGTTGTTCAATAGTTAACCATTTACGTCTAAAACGAATAATACCTTTAGATAAATCACTAGATTCTACGTCAATTTCATGACCATTAGGTAAAACAAGTTCTATAGGTCTTAATTGAGTAGGATTATTATATTCCCATAAAGGTGAAATCTTATAATAGTCATAGTTATACTCATCTTTAGAATCATCTTTAGGAATTTCTTTAAATACTACAGATGTGCCATCAGTTCTATCGATAGCAGAACATTTACCTAATGTACTAAGTAATTTATATCTAGGTATCAATAATGATGGTACATAATTATCAGAAGCACTACAAAATGAACTAATAGAGCAATTCTCACAAGTATTACTTTTAACTACTTCATATAATTTGTTATTGTATTCAATCTTAGTACCAACAGCAAATTCTTTATGATTATAATCTTTTCTCTTTTTCTTTAATGGCATAATTAATTCTTATTTTAAATGGTTTATTAATACCGTCATAAGAAACAGTTGTATGATATATTATATCATGTTTCTTATGTTTAAACTTATTATATAGAATTTCAGCTACAGCACTTATAGTAAAATAATCAATAGCATTAGTATTAAAACTAGCTTTAATTTCATTACGTAAAAGTATTATAGCTTCAGTGTCTTTATTCCTAAGTTGAGTTTGTGTTACAACTATCATTTTATTTAATATTTTATTTTGTAATATAAAGCCCTCAAATTAATTTGCCGATAAACTTATCAGCTAAATTAATTGAGAGTTGTGAAACCTAGGAAATTACGCAAAAATTGAATTTATTCATAAAGACCGGATTGCTCAAGCATAAGTGCCTGGTCAGCCTGCATATCAGAATAAATATCATCAAGTACATCAGCACTAAGAATAATAGTACTTGGAGTATCAGGAAGTTTAATTCTATCTTTATTCATATTATGAAGCTTTTTCAAGATGAACACTAGCACAATCAAATTGTACTTTATTACCTAATTTACCTCTAAGACAAAAGTCTTTTACAGCACACTGAGGACATTTAACCCCATTAGCCATAACATTATATATATTACCGGCAATTACAATACCAGTTATAACATTTTCTTCCATAATTATATTTATTAAACATTAAAAACCACTACTACTTTCACAAGCAATAGTGGTTAAAATCGATAATTAAAAAAAAGTACCAAAAAAATAACTTATACACTTATAAGTTTATCTTCAAGCGAAATATTTTACTACATAACCATAGCAATATTATATAAAGAACAGAATAATATTACTTAATATAAGACAAACAATAGCAACAAATAAAACACGAGCTTCTTTGTTTCTATCTTTAATAGTTTTTTCAAGCACATCAATTCTACCATAAAGAGATTTATTATGTTCTTCAAGAGTAGCAATATGCTTATCTTCATTATCTATTGTTGCATTAAGTGCAGCAATAGTCTCTTCTTGATTACTCTGAATCTCCTCACTCTTATCAAGAGAATCTTTAAGAATTTCAATTCTCTTTTCATTAGTAAGTTGAAGTTTCTTGTATATATCAATAGTCTTACTTGACTTACGTTCAACATCATCTTTACGAAGAATGATATTAACTAATTCATCAATACTCTTTTTACGGAGTTTAGTTCTACGACATTTATCAGCAGAACTTAATTCTTTTTCTTTTACCATAATTCTCTTATGTTTTAATTATTCGTATAATATATTATCACTAAGTTCATCATAATTAGCATCATCACCAACCATGATTTCACCAAACAAGTCATAATCATCAATATCATGACTAGTACAGAATGCATCAATATCTTGAGCATTATAATCAAATTCATTATCTTGTATCATAACTGTTATTATTAATTACAATGCAAAGATAATGAATTTAATCTATCATGTCTTCTACGGGGCGGCTAGATTAACTATTATTTCAAGCAATACTAGCAGTCTTAACATTAAAAGGATGAATATTAACTATTCTACCTTTATAACCATAAGTCTTAAATCTAGACTTAGCAATTCTCTTAGCGTGACTAAAACCTTTACTAGTAGAAATCATAAGACTTCCATCAGCACGTTCTTTAAGTCTACTACTAACAAAATAATATTTTGTACACATAAGTTCTCCTTATTAAATTAATAAATAGTAGTAGTACTATTTCTAGCACTACTACTTGTAATAATTAGTCAAACATGATATGTTTAGCTAACTCGAATACCATTTGCTTACCAAACTCTCCAAGACGAATATCAAATACATGATTATAATAAGAATCATGCTTTACTACTGTTGGAGCACTATTATCACTAAATGGATTACGATATTCTTGTCCTTCAGCAACAGCTTCCTGAACAATATTAATCTTAGCACCACTAAGAATTACACCAATTCTCTTAGGTGATTCAAGAAGTGCATTACCAGCAAATGCTACATCTGGAATCTCACGTAATGTAGCAATCAAGCTAAAGTTACTTACAAAGATAACATTAACAAGACCAATTACATACTCACTAGTAACATTTGCATCAGCTGGAACACCATCCTTACCTGCTTCTTTACCAAGATAAGGATTAGCTACATAACCCTTAACAGGCTTGTCAAGAGTAATAGCAACTCGTGCATAGTTAGTCATTTCAGTAGTATTAATATTACGAATAGTAACATCCTTAACTACATTGTTTGCACCATTGTTTACTAACTCACTAATAACTTTTTTTGAATCCATAATTTAAGAATTTAAAATGTTTATAATATGTTTATTAACTCGAAAATCTTATTTATATACTCTACCACTAGTTAAACCTTCATTAATTTCTCTACTATAGAACTGATTTCCATCTATATTAGATAAATCAACAGATTTGCTAAAAGCTAAAGAATCTAATGAATCTTTATATTTCATACCTTTTACAGGGCGGCTAGAGTTGTTATATTGATTATCACTTATATCAATACAAACATTATCAATATTAGTATTATTATTACTTATATCATTTATTTCATATACTCCAAAATATATAAAATTACCAACAAGATAAATAACAAAACACATAATACCAATCAAACCTACAATACTTATTGTAGTATAAATTCTATTTTTCATAATTATATTAATAAAATTAATAAATAAACTAGTACTATCTTCACAGACCGTACTAGCAACAGAACTTTATTTATTGGAATGGGAAGTCTATTCCTTTTTATCAACGTTATTAATTATAACAATACCACTTATAAAAAGTAGTACAATTCCAATTACATTTATAAAACTTATATGGTCATCAGCACCATGACTAATAAGCATTAAAGATAAAAACAGCATTGGTACTGCTATTATCTTCATTATGTATTTAATTAAATCTATGTTCATAGTTCTTCTATAAGTTTAATTTTAATATCATCATTATCATTAATATCAATTAAATGATCATTGATAATATTACAATCATCAACAATATTAGGATAATCTTCAAGAGTAGTAAATACTTCTCTAAACTTATCAGTATCGTTGAGATTATTATCACTATTAATAGCGTGAACACGCTTTACTATATTAATAAGTGAAAGAATATCACGCTTAGTGATACCTATTGTATTTTGTTTCCAAAGCATAACATTAATAATTTATAAAGTAAAACATTTGAATATTAGTTATAGTAGTATTCTCTACTTGAAAAACACTATACTAATGAACAGGCAATAGTATAGGAGTAACTATAGGAATAGTTGAAGTAGATTTATAACTACTATTACTAGTTGATACACAAGCAATTGCATCTATAATTATAATTGCTAGAGTAACTAAACAAATTAAATATCGAAATATTCTATGAGTACGATAAGAAACATCATAATCATAAAGAATAACAGCAATAATGATAATAATAAATAATAGTATAATAAGCAAACCAAATAATATAATCATGAGTATTATTAATTTAAAGAAGATGAGAAAGTGGGACTGTCTCAGCAACACTATCTTTAACTTTCTCACCTTCAATTACACACTAAGTTACATTCTAAATAACTCTTACTTTAACTCCAATAATATATTTATATTCTAGAATTACTGCCTTTCCATCTTCATCTATAAAAGATATACCTTTATCTCCATACTTTATATCATCATAACAATTATATATCATATTATCAACTTCAATAAGTATATGAATCATATTATCATTACGATTATCATTATAAACTTTAACTAGATTTTGAACTAATTGTTTATTCATATCTTTATTTGTTTATAGTTGTTACTAGTGTAACAGAAATACCTCAGCTTTCACTACGTTCTAGCTTCGACTAAGCTTATATATATATATAATAACACGCACACGTATATAATAATGTTCACGTACCTTGGAGGAAATATCTATGATATTTCCGGTTACAAAAAGATTATGATGCCCGCCCACATGTGTGCGCGTGTACTTATATATAAATAGACTATTGATGTTTACTCAATTCGTTATTTACTCTATCAAGGATAGCATTAACCATAAGCTAAACTCTTATACTGATTATAATCAATATTACTTCTAAGTTTACCTATAGTTTTAATATTATGCTTAATAGAAACAATTATATCATCTACATTATTCATATTTCTCCAACATTTATATGATTATAAGGATATTCATAATCATCAATATTATCATAAATATCCTCATAATCAATATTATTTGCACTCATATCAATTTATTAATTATTACTTCATCACAATCATGTTTAAACGTAATACTATCTCCCCAAGGAGGTATATAAATATCACCAACTTTATGATGAATTATATCAAAATCAATAACTTTACCAATACTATTAATATCTACATTTGCTGCTTTAGCTCTAGCATAAGTAGTATTTAAAGTATTTAAAGTGCGTTTATCGTTATATGATTTATTAATATCAAAATCAACAACAATATCAACTTTACCATTTAGCCATTTTGTTCCATCATTACAAACAAAATCACTAGTTATAACATTTACAATTATTGCTTTCATAAATAGTTCTCCTATTTTAAATTAATAATAATAAAAGTCTTAAAAGTCTTATAAGGAACTTCACTAACTTTTCACTGTCAGGTCTTGTTTTTTTCTTGATAACCAAGTCTTGTTCTTTTCTTGATGAGTACTCTCATTTCTTTCTTGATGAGTTGCCCCAAGAAGAATCAAGCTAGAGTAGCAATTAGCCACTCTAGCAAGACCTCAATCAACACGCATCAAACATGCAACAAAAGTTATTCCAAAGAAGAACAGCATTGATGCAATACATGTAGTATCAAGCAAATTATCGCTAGTAAGAATCTTTTTCATAATCATTTCATTTTAAAGGAGTAGAGCACTAAACTCTACTCCAGGTTAAACTACATAATCGCCTTCAGAATCATCTCCTTAGTAATAGGAGTACCAAGAATCTGAGCATCATTAAGATCACAAGTTGTAACACCAGTAATGTCAGTACGATAAGCATCACGCTTTGTAACGGCTTTATTTCCGTCAGAAGTTTCGTACTCAGTACCAGCTGGAACTAACTCTCGGTCAAGTACCATTGTGCAACCAACAAACAGGTTACGAATAGCTTCTTGACTAATCTCTCTAGTATCAACACCAGAGAAATAGAAAGCATGCAAAGGCATTGCAAGATTAGCTGCACGAACTAGCTGAGGCATAGTCATTGAAAAGTGGTTTACATCACTCTCAGCAAAGGTTATTTCAGCAGTATCAGTATCTACTGTTTGAGTAAAGCCTTTAAATGACTTGTCAGTTGTAAAACGAACACTAACACTACCATTGTTGGTAAACATTGCAACACTCTTGATTTTAACTGAAATTGTGGACATAATAATAATTGTATTTAATTAATTATAATCAGTTGGTACACGACCAACAGCAGAAGTCCTTCTCCTGCCAAGTCTTGTTTTTTTCTTGATGAATTGTTCTTGTTTTTTCTTGATTGAGAAAAGCATGCTTTCTTTCAACGTCTTGGTGGGGGAGTTCAATTCGTTATCTTAATGGCGGGGGTTGCTAGTAATACTCTCCTCCTCATAATCATAAATACTATTTTCTATATTATACTTACAATATTCTTTATCATTGACATTTTCTTTATCATTATATTATATTATTTCATTATTCTCTTCTTCATTAATAACTCACTATTTATCTATTCTTATTTTAACTTCAACATTATTATTATCGGTATCATATATTTTATTGTTTGTATTATATTATTCTTTAATATATCTATATGTTGTTATTTTAATTAATCATCACATTAATTTTACTATTACTTTACTTACTAATCGTGCTGATAATTATCAAATTTAGTTAATTCCGTTTAACTAATTATAATTTATTACTAATATTATTATTACTTTCATTATTATTATCTATATTTGCAGCAGTATTTATAGCACCTACAGTATTACTATTTACTAAGTTAAGTTCTGTAGGCTGAAATAACTTAATAGTACGGACACTATTCAAAGTATTAATTTAAAATATAAAATTATGGTTGATTTAAAAGTTAATTATCTTGGTCTT